GAAGGCAGATGGGTCTGTGAGACACATGAAGGCCACTCTGCAAGAGCATCGCTTGCCAGAGCTCCGCTCAGAACAACCACGCATGGAAAAGAGTAGTCAAGTATTCCGTGTATGGGACCTGGAGAAGCAGGCATGGCGCAGCTTCAGGACAGACAGACTGGAGTCATGGGAAATCCAAATCCCATGACTGATTACACAACTGAAGATTACCTAACACCCACAAAGGTCAGTTACTGCATCACTGCACCAGAAGAGGGATGGCCCATGGTGGATCAGATTCCTGATCAGCTAACGCCCATTTTGCGCCCTATTGCAGAAACGTTAGCCATGCTGGATGGGAATGCATTCTTTAGTGCAAAGAATGATTGGTACACACAGTATCTACCTGAGGCATTTGTGTTGTTCATGGACAATGGCGGAACATTGGGTTGGGCTGGGCAAGCATGTTGGGTCACAGATCTCAATCATGAGAATGCAGAAGTGGCCCAAGCATATGAAAACTGGCGCATGTTGAAAAAGTTATATCAACCATGAATGAAATGTTTGAAGACAGCTTGAATGCCTTACACAAGAATTCAGGGTTTCATGTGGACCTACTGCTGACTGATGCATGTGTTCAAGAGTATTATGAACAACGACAAGCACTCTTTAAAGCTAAATCTCAAGCTGTACAAGATGCTATTGCACTGATTGAACAAAAATATCAAATGGATTTATGGCAGCTTGAGCAAGAGTATGCAGTGTATGTGAGCATGATCACACCTCAAAAGGATGCCTAACACATGGCAGAAGTCAGAACAATTATCCCAGAAAAACTCTATGTGGGCCTGGGTCATCAATCACGCACCAGCCATCCGCTAGCTGCCCTAACCGCGTGGGGAACTGATGCTGCAAGTAAGAACAGGATGCAAACTGTACAGAGTCACAGCAAACAAACCTGGTGCATGGATAATTCCCCTCAGTGGGGCATTCGTATTGCAGGTGCAAGTTACAAAGATGAACTGTTCATTCAGGACCCCAGGGGATTCAGTGTGAGTGTGGGCACCGCTAATGTGCTGTGGCTCATGAAAACATGCACTGTTGTGGATGGTGTGATTCAAGCCCCATGTGTGTGGGCCAGAGTGAGTGGACGAAATATATTACTTGTGGTAGGCTCCCAAGCTCATGACCTAGCCATCATCCAGACTCGTGTGGCCAATAGCAAAGTGAGCATAAAACAAGTCAGACTGGGAGATTGGATCACACTACAGAATGGCACGCAAGGTGTATATATGGGTAAATTCCACACCCTCATGTTTGATACAACCATGGGGTGGCGGTCAAACCAAGCCATGGAGAACCGATTGAGTGTGGATGGTGCCACTAAAACAGTGTTATGGCAACCTAATGTGAAGCGTGCATGGATGCCCAAGCATTACCAAACTCTAATGTTTTTGAGTAATCCCACTGTGGCTGAACACACACCGCATGATCATGTTTACACAGATGTTCAAGCTGAGCTCAAGGTTAATGAACTTTTAAATGATGCAACTTGTGATGTATCTCGCAACCTTAGGGGCTATAATTATGGCAGGGTATTGTATGCCACACGCAAGGTGCCTGAGTTGGATAAGTTGATCATCCAGCCAGAATCCACTGTGTGCATGACTGCAGATGAAGCAAGTGCAATGCCATATAAAATGCATTACAGTGAGAATGGCATAGATTTTTGGATGTGGGGCAGCACAACTCGTAATGGTGTATTCTTGTTGGAATGGGACAAAGTTGCGTTGAACCAAAACCAGCTTAGAGTGCGGACCACAACAAAAACGTCAGGTTTTCATGAGAATAATACTAAAACTTTGGCAGTTAATCAAGTGTTGGGTAATCTGTATGTAATGAAATCCACTTATGTGAGCAGTCTGGGTAATAAGCTGGAAGCCTGTATCTAACCTCTGCGAACAGTCAATCAAGCAGGTAGCACCTTTAGTCCTTTGTTTGTGATGTTGATGGATGATTCAAAGGGTGTGGTATTGGGTATTTGTACAGCTACCTGTATGGGCTCATTTGATTGGATGGCAGTAATGGGAACTAGAGTCATAGCAGGTATTGGTGGGGGGTATACGTTAGTATGTCAGCAGAAAGTTGTTGACAAACGCATCAAACATGCTATCATGCACATACAGAACAAGGAGCCCGCCATGCAATCAGATGATGTAAAGGTGTTGCAAACTGCTAGCCACCAGCCTGCTGCAAGGGTGTTTGCAGATCTGCGCGAAAATCAGGCACATGCTCTACATACACATGCAGACTTCTTTCAGAGTTTTGTGCACCAGGACAAGGTCACACAAGTTAAACAAATTGTGGAAGCTTTCTTCAAGGTGCGCAAGGGCATTTATGTGAACCGTCGTGCTAACCGGGGTCAGCCCTTTACTGTGATCAAGGTGGACAATCCGCAATTCCCACGCATGAGTGCAAAGCAGATTGACGCCCAGTATCGTGGACCGCTCAAGGCCCTGGGCGTGGAAATTATCTTTTCAAAGGCCAGTGATTCATACTTATACAGGATCAAATGATGCACTGTGTTCAAAATACGTGCTGCATGATCCATATGTTTGATCGGTATTAGATCACATGTTACCTGGTATTTCTTGGCATGCACTTTTGCCTTATGAGGTTGTGCTTGGTAATAGTTACTGGAGTAAACACAATATGATTTTGGAATGGCTCAACACGCACATGTCACCAGGTGTGCGAATGAAAGGGTTGATACCCCAGGATCCCAACCATATACATGTGCGTTATGCACATGATCACTTTTGTAATTATATTATTTTGCGTTTTAAAGATCATTCAGACATGTTGCGTTTCCAGTTGTCATGGTGTTAATAGCATTGTGCCTGGCTTAATGTGATAACATGAGAAACAAGTTGTTGACAATCAGTACACACATGTTATCATTTACCTGTAATAAAGGACAGTTAGCATGAACCAGCACTGTAAAAGTTGTGTGCATCATCATAATGCAGGTCACGCCCAGACTGCCCCAGCCCATATGCGCAAATATAACGACTGGTGCTGCAAGTTGGGCAAGCATGCGCCCATGAGTGTGGGTCATTGCAAGCTCATGAATCTCAAGAGCACTACTGATTCTGCTGGAATAAAGTGTTTGACAATCAGACCCACCATGCTATAATGCACACATAACGCAACGCGATGGAGCACCAAAATGGCAACCACCTTAGGTGAGAACAGTATTACAGGCGATCAGATCCTCTTTGAGGACATAATAGGTCATGCCTATGAGAACTTCAAGAACATGGATGCTGGAGTGCTCCTGCGTAAAATGGTGGCAGACGGGGTGATCCAAATGGATGCACTGGTTGAAAAAGCCATCAGTGTCAAGGGCAAGCTCAAACGGCAAAGTGGGGAAGGTCGTGACTTTGTGGATGGATCAGATGCTAAAAAGGCATTGACTCAGCCTCTAATCGAAAAGTATTCGCACCGTCGCGTAGCCACAATCCGAAACATAGAGGGTAAGCATGGTGCTCTGCGAATCATTGTGGCAGAGACCTTGACGGGCAAGACATACTACTTCAAGGTTCCCAAGAACAAGTATAAGGGGTTGCGCTGCATCCGCATCTACTTTAATGCGGACGGTACACCCAAAGACGGCAAGTGGTTCCAGTATAGGTGCAGTACTTTCAAGCAACTTTGTGCTTGACAGTGGGTCTAATCATGCTATAATGCACACATAACAGGAGATACCCACATGGTGTACAGCAACCGTATCGAGGATTATATGGAAGCCATTGAAGGCTGTGATGCCTTCTTTGTGGCGGAGCGTGATTATGGACGCATCATCAACTATCGTCAGATGGGCAATGACGTGTTCCCTGATCCCGCTACCGCACCTGATGCACATACTGCATATCTGTGGGGCCTGCGTCGCCAGTGCAGAGGACTTATCTTTGATCTTGAGGGTAATGTGATCAGCCCTGGGTTTGAGAAATTTTTCAATGTCTCGGAACGTGAAGAGACGCTAGTGAATAATCTGCCATTTGATGAACCGCATGTGATCATGGAGAAGCTGGATGGGTCGATGGTGAGGCCCATGCCCTTGGCAGATGGTGGTTACCTGATGTCCACCAAAATGGGGCCCACTGATGTGGCTGCCAATGCTGATCGTTGGGTGCGTGCTCATGATAACTATGACCGCTTCATGCGAGACACTATTGCGCAAGGTCTTATGCCACTGCTGGAATGGTGTTCTAGGCAGAACCGGATCGTGATTGACTACCCTGAAGACCGTCTAGTGCTGCTGGCTGTGCGTGATGTTCGCACGGGTGAATATCTGCCCTTGAACATGATGCTGGAACTGGCTGGCGAGTATGGTGTAGAGACTGTGCGCCGCTATGTGGGCACGCCTGACAGCATGCAGCATCTCATGGAGGAGACCCGTGGCATCCTGGACCAAGAAGGTTGGGTGGTGGCTTGGCCCCATCTGCGAGTCAAGATCAAGGGTGAACAGTATGTGGCTGTGCACCGTGCCAAGGAGGGCATCCTGCGTGAGAACGCAGTTATCGAAATGATGCTGGATGAGAAGCTGGATGATGTCAAGTCGTTCCTGCCTCAGGAAGATCGTGAACACCTGGAGCGGTTTGAGACTGAGTTCTGGCACGGGGTGAATGACACCACGGGTCGCTGGCAGCTGGCTTATGCAGATGTCAAAAGCCAGTTTGGTTCTGATCGTAAGGGCTTTGCACTGGAGTGGGCTTCCAAGTTTGATGGCCACTTGCGTGGCGCCATCTTCAAGGCTTGGGATGATCAGAAGTTTGACTTCCATGAGGCTGTGCTACAGGCTGTGCGCAAGGGCACCACCACTCAGGCCAAGACTGATGAGAATAGGTATTTGTGGGGTGATGCCAAGTGGAGCATCAACTCTATGGGAGATGAATGATGGATAAAGATCAAATTGAAAAGCTTGCTGAACAAGCTGCAGAATATTGTAAGACGCAGCCAAGGGAAATAGCTGGAACTATGTGGGAAAGAAAGTTTGCTGAATTGATTATCAAAGAGTGTGCCAAAGTAGCAGATGCTTATTATGATAAAGGCTTTTGTCCAGTAGGTGGATTTGTTCTTGAACATTTTAATATTAAACCATGAAGATGTATATTGCAGTGCTGGAAGATGTACCAGACTTCATCACACCCACCCTGGTGGCTCATGCTGTGCTGGGTGCGCACCTGGTGCACTCAGGTGATGAGAATTATAATGCATGGCTGAAAGATAGCTTCAAGAAGTGTGTGGTAAGGGTTAACTCAAAAGAGTTTTCCAAGATTGCTGCTCTGCCAGGTGTGTATCTGGGTCATGAGAACAAGACCCTGGATGGTATCAAGTCATGCGCAGTGCCTGTGCCTTGTGTGGATGCAGATCTGCCCAACGTGCTCAAGTTTGCCAAGCTGTGGAAGCCTGTGCAGCCTGAAACTCCACCTGTTAGGCAAGGACAAATTAGTCCAGAGTTTCTAGCAGAGCTGCAAGCTTATGGTGACTCCCTGGACAAGACTCAGATTAATGAATTCCTGGAATTGTATCGTGACTCTTCAAGCACAGATGATCTTAAATGACCAAATGCACATGTCTTGATAAGGTATGCAAGCGTCCACCCTTCACCTGCACTGGCCTCACACATGACAGTGGATATCCTGCCCAAATGAGATACAACTGGGGATATGCACCCTGGGTGATTGAGTCTTGGGCAAAACAAAGCAAAGAAACTGGTGCTGATAAGCGTGAAGCTATTATCAAACAGAACATCTTGCAGCACATTAAGAAGTCAAAAGAGAACAGGATCATGTCTGACATACAAGAAGAATTCAACTACGTGGTGGCCAGGAAGTGGGCACCAGATGACCCTATTACTGACTTGTGCATTTACACTTATGGACATCAAATACAAAAAGGCACCCTGGCAGATGCTCAAAGGTTTTTGGAATATGTGCAATCAGGTGCTGATGAAAAGGAAGAGTATCACATTTACAAAGTATCTTATGAGAAATTAACATGACAGAACATCCTACAAAAAACAAAGTGGCTCTTAAGCTAGAGCAGGCTGCTAAGAATTCGCCATATTCCCTGGAAAAAGACAATTACCAGATGGCTGTTGATGAGATCCGTAGGCTGCAACAGCTGGTGGATGCCTCGCATGAATGCCAAGCAAACAGGCAGGATGCTGCTGCATATTGTGAGAAATGTGGTAGATATTTGGGTGAAGGCTGTGGAAAATATGGACCCTACGTGAGGGAGGAGATACCCCCAATAACCACCGACGACATAGGGGCGCACGGAGACACCCACGGCGGGATATTCTGGGTTCGTGCCACGGACGGCGGATGGCGATCTTCAACCCAGGGCGAGGCTTGTGACGAAATCAAGCGACTGCGGGCGGCGTTGAAAAATATATCCACGGGTCTTGCGGTTATAGCCCACAAGCCCAAACCTTCCGCAAAGCCCTCTCACGTGGAGGGGAAGTCATGAGCCACACAGCAAAAGACGAAGCTGAGATAGTGAATACTCAGGATGTGGCAGATCTGGGCGAGACTGAAATCAAAGTGTATGACGGTGTAATTTGGCATGCAGATGAATCTGATTCATGTGTGAGAATCTTCCGTGGACACATGCAGATCATCAAGGCACCCAAGCGAGACACTCCTTATGAGGAATATTGGCCCACTCCAGAGCAACTCACATGGATGTTGCAAGTGCTCAACCAAGCGGAAATGTCTCGCTCATGAGCAGTAAACATGACATGCACACACAATTTGAATCTGACTGGAGAGCCAGAATTACCAAATACACAACTTTATATCAACAACGCATGAATCATACATACTTGAACGCAGATCTTTTTGTGAATCCAGTCACGAACCTCCAAGAGGAGAAGATCTCCGTCATGCAGGTGGAGATTGCAGAACCTGATCTGGATGCCATGATCAGACAACTAAAAGATGCAAATTGGCATGTACTTATTCAAAACAAATATCCTCACCTGCGTGCAGCTTACCTGGAATATCTCACACTTGTGCACATGACTGTGGATCAAGATTCATTTTGACACCTGTTTGAGATATGTTATTATATGTTCATATTAGTAATTAACACAAGGACCTGATCTCATGTTACGCAATCAAATCCTGGACACCAGTTTCAATACAGAAGGTCATTCCCATGCGGTTGTAAGCAGTTTAAATCACAAGTTTTGGCAGGAATGCACAGCCTCCGAAGTGGTGAGTGTGCGCTTTGAACTGGACACCAAAGGCACAGAGCTGGAAATGTTCCACAAGATCAAGCAAGTGTGTTTGAATTTGTTTCCCCAAACACTAACACAGGGCAACTTTATTGGTTCCAGTGAGTTTTACGTACAAGCAGGAAATTTGGTGCTTGTGCAAGTCCGAAATGGATCTTATCGCAAAAACCGTTCAGGTATCTGTGAGTATGCCATTGACATCATGGGCGATGAAGTTAATGTGCATACAGTGCAGGCACAAATTGAACACATCATGCGCAGCAAAAAATTGGTAAAGATCAGTTGGCATTATCTGACCAATCGTGGCACAGACTCTGCCAGTTTGCATGTGACTGGACTCAACCAGCATATCCGTGATGAGTACTATCCTTGGTTCAAGCAGGGCGTGGCTGAATTTATTAAAAGTTACTTTGACAACCCTGCTGCTGTGTTGGTGCTGTATGGCCCACCTGGCACAGGCAAGACCAGTTTCTTGCGCCACCTGTTGCTCACGCAGGGCGTGAATGCCATGGTCACATATGATGACAAGGTACTAAACAAGGATGAGTTTTTTGTGAACTATCTGACTGATCAAGATCATGATGCACTCATTGTGGAAGATGCAGATGTGTTTCTGGCACCGCGTGAAGATGGTGAAAACACACTCATGAGCAAGTTCTTGAACGTGAGCGATGGACTCATTAAGATCATGAACAAAAAAATGATCTTTACCACCAACATCACACAGCTAAACAAGATTGATGCAGCCCTTCTACGCCCTGGTCGTTGCTTTGACGCAGTGGAATTTCGTGAGTTGACACCTGTAGAAGCTGCATGTGCTGCCCAGGCAGCAGGGCAACCTGAACAAGATTGGGGCTCACAACGTGCATGGAGTTTGGCTCAGCTGTTTAATGTGGGGGAACAGTCTAGTCCCACCAACCGGTTCCGTATGGGGTTTAGCTAATGCATGATCATACACAGGTAATCACATGCCCGTGGGATTAAAGGTAATGATTGATGAAAATAGACCCATGGCTTTCTGGGACAAATTTTTGGATGCACAGGAATCCCATGAGAACATGGATAAAATATTGGCCAGATGGGGTGCACACACCAATTGGGACGATTGGTCAGATCCAGTATGGTTTACTGACCAAGAGTGCCTGGCTGCCTTTTTATTAGCATGGTCATGAATAACCCATATAACCCTGGTGTGGTGGTATACACAGTGATGAAAACCCAGGAGTCTCAAGTATAAAGCGGAGCACTGGAAAAAAGGAAAATCTACTAATCACAGACAAATATGATGAGCCATCAGGGTAGTTGTGGGACTACCATTAATGTCCTATGTCCAACACCTACAAATACTCATTCAAGCATGAGGATCATTCTGCATGGTTTATACTAACATTTTGTTAGATCAGTCACGTGCTTTTTTGGCCCTGCCCAATGCCTGAACATCTTTAACAGTGGGGTCGCGCACATCACGAGCGCCTGCTTTCACAATCTTACCCACTTTTTTGTCTCTGATTGCTTTCTCTGCCTTAGCAGGTGTTGCAAATGAGTCTCCTGTCATTTTGTCCACAATCTCACCATCTTTGGTCATCTCAAAACGCTCATCACCTGCCAATTCTTTTAATACTTTACCCATTTCCACAATATTACGGAATACAGGCTTACCTGAAGGATCTTCCACCTTCAAACGTGCCTTCACCAGCACACGATCAGGTTTGCCTGCTTCATGTACAACCACTGTGGGTGTTTGTAATGAACTTGAACTGGTCTTGATGCTGCATTCCAGGTCCACATCCTTCAACTGTTTTTCCAAATTTTGAAAGTTTAACTGGTCATATCCCGCAATAGTGGGTGCATTTTTGAGGGCCACCAACACCACGTCATTTTCTGCACCTCTAGCAAAATGTTGGATACCACGGGCCAAGTTGATGACAAAGTTGGCTTCTTTACTTGCACTGGCTGCTTTCAGTTCTGTGCTGATTTGATCCTTGACCCAGAAATATGCTGCACTGGCTGCCTCCACTGGCGAGCCAGTGTCCCATTCCCTTTGTATGGATACTGGTAGTGAAACACCAAACAGTGTGTGCATGAATTCTTTTATGCTGTCAAAGCTGGTACCATACTTTTGACCAAATTGTTCCACATCAGATGCTTTCAAGCTAATGTTCAGCTTGACTGGCTTGCCATCAATCTTGACCCTCACATCCACCTTGGTGCCAGTTTGTTCACTCATACCATCACTTATGATTTCCACAACATTGGAATCGGGGTCATTCAGGATGTGGTCAATTTGATTTTGTACCTGTTTATTCTTGTTACTGAACAATTGTGCGCTCTTGAGAGCACCAATATACCCTGATCTGTCCTCACTCATGAGTGCATCCATGCTCAGCTTGTCCAGTTTGATTAACAGTTTTACTTTGTTACCATCCACAGTTTTGGTATATGTGGCCTTTCCAATGGGTGCCTTCCTGCCCTGCTGAATATATTCCAGTTTGCCGCCTTGTGTGTTGTGCTTGATAGCATCCAGAATCTTAATAATGTGCTGTTCTCTCACAGGTTTATTGTTGATAAACCTGGCTGTGAGTGCCACCCCCAATAGGCCTTCTGCCAAGTTACCCACATTGTAGCCCTTTGCACCGGCGCCACCACCAAACTCAGTGGTCTTCTTCAAATTGCCAATGGCCATGGTTCGACCGTCCAGCGTGCGTATCTGAATCTTGCTGATCTTTTCTCCAGCCAACAACCTATCAAAGACTTCTTTTAATTCATCATGTGTTTTAGGGTCAATTAATATCTGTTCGCCTGTGCGTTCCACAGTGAACGGAGTTTGTTCCTGTACCATGTTCAGGAACTTTTGTATACGCCAAGGTCGTTTAACTAATGCACTTGCATCCAGCCCTGATTCCATAATTGTGTGTGATGCGGTTAACTGCTGTATTCTCATGTGTGGATCCCTTGTCTTAGTTATACAGTATGTAAAGTAACTAAATGTGAAAATATTTATAAATAGGCGTAAGGCATGCGTTATGTGGAGGCTCTACAGTGTGGTTCATCAAAACAATTACCTTGGTCATAATGCTGTTTGGTATCTTCTGGATTAGTGGGTATATGGCCACTTGGGTGTTCAAGCTAACTGGTTGTATTTGGTCTGGTTCAGCTATATTTGGGGTTCTTATGGTGACCAGTGGACTAAGCCTTGCACTCACAGAATCTTGGGCATGGTTAATTGACCTTATTGGTTACTAGTATGAGACCAATCTTCACATATAAGTTGACTGTAATGTGTAATCTGCTATGCTATATGGATGGAAATTCAATTACACAGTTTAATTTTGTTATGCGGGCCTGACTTCTCCGTGAAACATACATGGGCCCAGAATAACTTCTGTGCACATGAAATAGTAACACATGCACATGTTTCACACACATTAACTGGTCATAAAACCAGTACCATCAACAGATCTGAAATACGTGAAGAGATAAAACATCAGGTGCGGCTCAGACTCAGCCTAGGTCAACAAGTTGTGTTAATCCTGGATCATACATCTCACGTGGATGTACATCCGTGGGCAGATTTATGTGACAGTCTGGGCGCCAACATGTATGTAGTGCTATTCAATCAAAAACTTACAACCAGTTGTGTACCCTGTATACGTGCAGAACAAGTGCAGTTTACTAAACTGTGTGTGCAAAAAATACTTGCTGTGGGAGATGTGCATGGAGATTATAATGCCATGAAAATGGCTTATGATCATGCACAAAGAAATAACTTGCATGTGGTTTGGTTGGGGGATGTTGTGGATTATGGTGATCACAATCTGAAATGTGTGCATTTGGCTTACCAGAGTGTGAAAAACAGACAGGCACACATGATTTGGGGTAATCATGAGAGAAAGATTGGTAAGTGGTTGGATGCTCACATGGGCTCACAATACAGAGGCAGAATGAGTGAAGCCAACCAGAAAACCATAAGAGAAATTGACAGCCTGGCTCCTCACCGCCAACAGCGGTTCCTGAGTGCTTGGAAATTCTTAGAGCAAGCAAGCTATCAAGTATTGCATTTGGGCGCATGGACATTCACCCATGGAGCCATTCATCCAGATGCAGGGCAGCGGAATTCACACAGATTGCACGGTGTTGCTGGGGAGTGGGCATACTTTGGCGAGGTTCACAACCAAACACCAAACACAGAGGGTTATCCGCAACGATGCTGGAATTGGGTGGACCAATTACCCCCAAATGCTAAAGTGGTGGTGGGGCATGATTGGGTAGATCGCACACACATGCAAGTGACTGTGAAAACAGGCATCCAAGGTGCACAAGTATGGTGTGTGGACACAGGCTCCAGTAAAGGCGGTCATTTGAGTGCACTGGAAATTGATTTAAACACAAATAAATGGGAGACTAAGGTGTTCACACCTTAAACATTTACGCATGAGCCACACATTAATCTTGAACAAAGACTACACACCGTTGGCTGTTGCTCCGTTGAGCACAATTAATTGGAAAGAAGCTGTAAAATTGGTTTATCTTAACCAAGTGGATGTACTTGAGTATTATGACAATTGGTTTGTGCATAGTCCCAGTGTGACCATTCAGATGCCCAGTGTGTTGGTGAGCAGGACATATGTGAAAACTTCCCGGAGTATCAAGTTTAATAAGACCAATCTGTGTATTAGAGATGATTTCTCCTGTCAATATTGTCAAAAGAAGCTAGAGCAGAAGCTACTCACTGTGGACCATGTACAACCCAGGTCCAAGGGAGGTAAAACCAATTGGAACAACGTTTGTTGCGCCTGTTCCAGGTGTAACACTCACAAAGCCAACCGTGTTGATTGGAAACCCATCAGAGAGCCACACAAGCCCACTTATGGGGAATTGTTGGTCAAGGTCAAAAACATGCCTCTACAAATTCCTGATGAGAAATGGGCACCATACTTGGGGTGGCCCCCTCATTTGGTGCATGTGAAGAAAAACCCTTATAATATTATTGACTACAACGATTAATCTGACTAAAGTCAATTATAAATTAAACTTGAGGGTATAAAAATGGATACCACTTCCCCTTCACAGGGTATCAGTCTGCAAGATCTACAAAACGTGTTGGTTGTGATTGATCTTGCATGCTCCAGAGGGGCAATTCGTGCCCCTGAACTCACCACAGTGGGTCAGTTGTATGATAGAATTCAAAAATTTGTGCAGCAAAGCACACCAAACGCCACACAGGAAGGATCACAAGATGTTTGAAGGTATGTTAAAACACACTGGAATTTTAAATAATACAGGTAAGAATGTGGTGGTAGCCTTCATGCGTCTGCCAGAAGATGCAGACCATGCACTAGTTATTGACACAGATGCACTGCCTGACATGTTCAACGAGTCACTGCGTAAGGTTGTGGAAAGTGTGGAAGGACAGAATGCTAAGAATTTAGCAGATGTGTTGGCCCGCCGCATGAGCCCAGATGGTTCAAACACCACCATGCTACAGAAGTTTCACATGGCCAATCGTCTCATGAAGACACCTGTTAATAATGTGACCATGACGCCCAAGAGGGGTGTCAGGTGGCCCTTGACTGATGTGATTGCTGCAATGGAATCGGACACAAGTGCTCCACAAGGATTTGATGATTTGGATCCAGAGACCAAGGCATCAATTGCAGCTGAAGTTAAAAAGTTTAACATGCATGCTCACAACACAGAAGGCGAGACTGTATCAGGTGTAAAGGGTGATGCTAGGGCACTGCTGGAAATGGCCCAACTGCTGGAATCAGACGCTCAGAGCAAGAGAGAGCAAGCCTACCGTATGGACCCTGGTTTGCGTCCCAAGCAAGTTAAAATGACACCAGTCACTGAGACTGTCCAACAAGATGATTTGACCATGTCAACAGGATTTGATAGTGGACAACAGCCTGTGCGTACCAAACGAGCTACAAAAAAAGCAGCTGGGGGATAAGCATTTAGGACCTCACCCTGTTAAATATGGTTATATCAGGGTGAGGTTCCAAATGGCCAAACGTAAAACTCCTGAGGATCTAGAATGGGAACAGATCTTCAGTGCACTACAATTCGATACAGAACCTGATCCCAAGTACATAAAACAGGCAGTAGTGGAAACTAAAACAGGTAAAAAGTTCAAACTGAACGGAACCGAATTCCACCATGTGATGGCTCAAGAGCGTGAAATGGACCCAGAACATGCAGCCATTGTGAGCTGTAAAATCACATTAGATTTTAACAAGATCAAAACAGATGTAAACCGTTTTGCACATGCTCATTTAGTAAAGAGTGCCAAGCGCCATGCATATAGTAAAGCACAACTCAAAAGCAGACGCATATTAGCCAAAGCATGTGCAAAGCCTCCTGTCAATCCTGGTTGACTTAGCATGGAATTCCGCTCAAACTACCTGATATGAAAGGGAGTTTGAGCGAATGACGCATTGGAGTGAAGTTGAACAGAGTTCAGCATATGTGAAGGTGCTAGACCATGGATTTGTGGGTCTAGTGGATGTTATGGGTGATGATTCCTCCATTGTGCAGGCTGCCAGAACATCTTATGGCAAAGGCACCAAGTCAGTTAGCGAAGATCGCGGTCTGATCAGATACCTAATGAGAAATTTTCACACTTCGGTTTTTGAAATGATTGAGTTCAAGTTCCACATCAAGCTGCCCATTTTTGTGATGCGCCAGCATGTGAGACATCGCACAGCCAACCTGAATGAATACTCTGGTCGATATTCAGTAATGACTGATGAGTTTTATATTCCTGAGCAACACCGTCTGCAATCACAAAGTGTGCTAAACAAGCAGGGTAGCGGTGCACAACTGGGCGGTGCAGAGCTGGAGGCAGTTCATGATCTGATCAAACACATGAGCACAGAAAGTTATAAGTCATATCTGGCACTGATTAATGATCCACAATCTGAAGATTATTGGCCTATTGACGGTCGCCAAGGCCTAAGCCGTGAACTGAGCAGAATCATCCTGCCCCAGAACAACTACACAGAATGCTACTGGAAGATTGATCTCAAGAATCTGTTGCACTATATCAGGTTGCGAGCAGATTCACATGCCCAGTGGGAAATTCAAGAGTTTGCAAGAGCCCTGGCTCAGTTTGTTAAGGCACAGTGCCCTATTGCGTTTGAAGCATTTGAAGACTACATGGAACACAGCATGACCATCAGCAGGCTGGAAAAGAACCTCTTGCAGGATGTGATCAAGAGCAGTAATCAAGCTGGCATAAGCTTTGAGGAATGTTATTATATTATGAAGCAATCAGCTGATAATCTTGCTGTAACATACGGCATGAGCAAGAGAGAGCTCACAGAATTTGAAACTCAGTGGCAGCTTACTGCATCATGACTTTATGCTGAGCGCTGCCTGTTGACGTTTTAGTTCTAGTTGATGATACTCTGAATCTGACAAACTTGTGTTTACACCCAGGTGTTGTTGTCTTAAATGACGCAATACCTGCCAGTCTGTATTCTGCAAGAATGCTTTGGCTTGTGCATTCTGCGCAGCTTGTTCCTGAGTTCGTAATACATGATCAGGCATAGCCTTTACTGAGCTGTCCAGGACGTCAAAATAATGTGTACGATCGTTCAGTTGTTTGGCTTGATCTTGTGTAATCTTAACCACCTGTACTGTGGAGGGTACATGGGGTTCATAATTCAAAACTGATACAACTGTGTTGTTTTCAATGCATACGTATGTCATTTTTATTTCCAAATTGCCAAAAAGTGTGCTGAAGGAGGTAAGCGTTGTTCGGTGTTTAGTATTGTGACCCTCACTCTGTCTGACAATACTGCGAAATCACATGTTAGTGTATCATTAATGTCCACAGTACCGTCAAAGTAAATGTATGCAATACTGGGTATAAAAGCGATCAAATTGGACATCACCTTGCCCACTGGTGGGTACACATCAAAGTAATTATTAGTAGGATAGGTAGTTTGCAGTCTGCCATATGCAAACACCAAGTTATCCACATACTGTTTGGTGGCTGCATGTAATGCAGCTGATGGGTCAGCGTTCAAGGTAAGAGTACCTGTCATGGTATCTCCTGCTTTGTTAACAGGTGTATAAGGTAACCTGGCCACATTCAATGTGCCTGTGCTCACATTTGAGGCATTCAAATAATATGCAGGCAATTGACCTCCCAATTGTGATGCATTACTAGCTGATGTGGCAGTTGAGGACAGTCCATAAATGTTTGTAGCATAAATGTCTTTAAATGGTAAACCAGAAGAACCCAGACTCACGTTAGTATTCAAAGGAGTGTTGGATTGATCCAATCTCATCCATGAGGCAGCTGGTATGCCGCCTAAATTTAAACTGTTTGTGGCTGTTGTGGCTTGTGCAACCACGCCTTGCAATACAAATCCAGGTTCCATGTTGAGACCAGCTCTTATCACAGTGGGTGTGAATCCTGGTATTGCGCCTGAATTGGTAATAAATGACTCACCGCTCCATACAGCTATCACATTACCTTGCACACTCATCCTAATAATACTGTGATCAGTACCGTTCTCGTCTGCCACTTTAAAAACTTGAGAGTCAGTATATGATATTTCGGTGCCTGGCACAGGTACAGGATCACTTAGATCACTTGCACCCATGGGACTTAACAGTTTCCATGTAGCAGTGTTATCATACACAAACAGTTGTTTTTTACTCAAATTATAAAACAATTGGCCCACTTGAGCCACAGGTGGAAATTGGGTGCCTGTTATGGTTTTACCAGTATTGATCCATGACCCGCCGTTCCACACCTTTAACTCTTGGTTGGAACTGTCATACCAAACTTGTCCTTGTATGGGGTTAAGAGGTGGTGTAGCTCCATAGAAGTGTTGCAGCATCCACACCAAGTTTTCCACAACCACTTCACCATAAGGTTTGTAATCGCGTCCAGGCAACCTCAGACTGGTGGCTGTATTATTAACAGTTTTGTCGTTGATGCCCACCAGTTGGGAACCATTGTAGTTGTTTATGATATACACCATGTGAGAAGCCCTTATGTGCACGCACCTTTTGTATATTTAGATGATCCACACTCTGTTACCTGTATGCTCTCACTCTCATGCTCCAATTATCAGCAGTGAGCACCATGGAGGTGCCATTTGTTTGCACATACACACCTGGGCTATCTGAACCCACATAGATGAAAACCTGTGTGGTAGTTTTCTTAATGGCTACGCCATTGTTTGCAGTTATAGAGTTAGCACCTGGACTGATCTCTATTACATCATCAATCACATAACCACCTTCTGGTACTATGTTGATTAAATCCACAGTAACAAATCTGGGCAAACCACCCAAGCTGTGTGTGAGTGGATAAACACCATTTGCAGCAATAATAAATCTACCACTTTCATAAACATTTAATAATAAACTGTCCACATATTGTTTAGTTGCAGCATGTAAGGCTGTTGTGGGGTTTGCAGACAAGGTGAGCATGCCTGTCATGGCATCACCAGCTTTATTAAGGGGAGCATATGGTAGTCTGCTCACACTCAGTGTGCCTGAGGTAATATTAGTGGCATTCTGGTAGTAGGATGCCGCTTGTCCATTTAGCTGGGTGGAATTGGTGGCTAGTGTGGCTGTCGCAGCCAATGTGGCGGTGTCTGCTAATATGGCGTTAGTGGCTTTGCCCACAAACTGGGTAGCATACACTTTAGTATAAACTTTACTACTGCTGCCCAAACTTCTCAAATTATTAGCATCTGGTTCATTACTCAGATCCACACGCATGTATTTGTTGGGTGGTAGACCACCAAGTGCATTACTGTTGTCACTAACAATTGCTCTGCTTGCTGTGCCCACTATATTAAAGTTGTTGCGCAGATTTATTCCAGGCTGGATGGGATCTGTAAAATTGGTTATATTGGAATTGAAACTTTCGTTAGATATAATGGCCACCAATATGCCCTTAATCACCAATCTCCATATGGTTCTGGGTGTATTGGTGACATCCCGTATTTGCACAACTTCCCAAGCACTGTGTGGTGGCACACTGGTGTTGGGGGGATCTATGTCATTAAATGCACCCTGAGGGGCTAATAGTAAGAATTTATTTGCTGTTGCATCCCACACAAACATTTGACGCTGTGTGGTGTTATAAAACAGTTCCCCCATGCTGCCTGTCTCAGGTGTATCAGGCCCAGATTGCGGAGTACCCACTGGCAGCCATGTTTGTGTGCCACCATTATAAACCTTCACCAACTTGAAGTTAGTGTCATACCAAGTTTGGCCTGATATGGGGTTACTGGGTGGTATTCCTTGTGCAAAGTTTTGTAGCATGTACACCATGTTTTCCACCATGGTTTCTCCATATGGACGATAGTCTCTGCCTGGAAGCTTGATGCTGATGGCAGAAATGTTCAAGGTGCGATCTTGCACATTGACCAATGGTGTACCGTCGTAATTGTTGATCAAATATGCCATCATCGCATCCTTAAACTGTTTGCACTCTGAGAGTGTACACCACTTCAATTTCTCTGTTCAGACTCTTTTGCACAGGATTGTGCACCAGATGGGTTATGAGTAACCCTTCATTCAGATTTGCTGCGCGGGTCTTTAAACCCAGCTCGTTAAAGATGTATGGGCTGTTCACGTCTGTTGCAGTATCAAAAGCATCTTGTCCAGCAGGTTCAGCAGCACTCAACAAGCATGTGATAATGATATCTGTATATAATGTGCCTGGCAGATGGCTGACACGTATGAAGTTATTGTTGGGATCTGTGTTCAACGGACTAAGATTATTGATCACCTTGTAGTATGTTTGGTTATACAATTGAGCATCTGAACCCACCACATTGGGAGGCAGGTAGCTCACAGTGCCTGTGCCACTCACCACAGCAGCACCATTCCCAAACACCATCTCATGAATATAACCTTCGGGTTGATAGGCTGCACCAGCAGCAAGTGCCACACTAAAATTTTCGTAATTTATGGCATTAAGTTGAGATACAAACACTTCTTGTGTGTGTGGATCTCTGATCCGCACATGACCCACGATCTTGTGCAAAGGGGTTTCCATCATGTGTTAGCTTCCTCTTTTGTTAACAAGTGTTTGTTTGGTTTGTGCATCACGGATGACCACATGACTGCTCACAATCAGTGTTTGTTCTTCCAGGTTGTGGTTGGTGGGGGCAGTAGTGACCCCCTCCTTGTTTGTTGCGTTTAAAATCATGTGTTATTTACCTGTGTCTGGTGCCTGGCTCTGCAATCAGGAACGCAGTTTGTGGTTCAGCAGAGTATTGAATCCCCTGATCACCGTATGGCCAAATATAACCAGCTGGAATCTCCTGATTCATACTAGCATCCTGAACCCATGTGCCTGATTTGTGGCTCACTGAACCACTTGAGATACTGTTTATGATGTTAATCATGCACACATTACGATCCCCAGGTGGTGGGGTATAATTGACCAGATCTGTTTTTATGAACTTGATGTAGGTACCAGGTACCACACTGGGTGGATCTTTTATGATGTTATAGTGTACCCCTTTCACTTGTTCCAGGCCATTTACTTTCACAATAGGGGAAGCAAACTCAGTAACATATAGTGTGGTTTCTCCATCACCGTTATGGAACTCTGTGACCAAATCACTAAAGATTCCTGTGCTAGTGCCCATGGAACCTCTACGCAACCCACTCAGCTTTACACGGTTCGGAAAAACCTCATTAGCATCAGGTTCTGCCACAGTATACTCAATTCTTTCTGAATTGACCCAAATTACACCAGGATTCTGCACGGTGGCCACAGGTAGCTTGGCACCATCCTGTACCCAGATGTGATCCTCCTGCCAAGTTATTGTATCAGTCAACTTTGTATATCTGCTATCACTCAGTCTGTAGAACTTGGTATCACCATATATGTTCTCAAACATTCTGAACGCCACATGTGGTTTTACTGGTTCACTAACCACATAATACATGAGAACTTTTGTCCCTGATGTGTGTACTGTGTGGAATTTCACCTGCACTTGATCTGCAACTTGTACAAATGTATAGTCCCAGACCTCAGATTGTTTTATACCATTCACGTACACTTGTACTGATCCAAAGTCGCTAGGCATCCTGCTCAACACATACATTGCAGGAGATGTACCTGTAAATCTGTCTTGTGCCCATTTCACACTGCTGTCCTCCTGAAAGGTGATCACTTGTACCTGATCAGCACCAGATAGTACACCTGACTGGAATACTGCCTGTTCATCTGTAATCACATAATCCAGGTTGGGAGTAACTGTGTCCACAATTTGAATTAGTATGTCACTGAGTGCAGCAGGGGTATACTCAACATCAAATTTAATTTGTGAAGTGGTGGGGAATGTGTATGAAAAGTTGGCTTGTAAAACACCATTTATCCAAACTTTCACCATGGTGTCCGGATCAGACACTGTGGTGTTCAGATTCCATTCAGTTTGAACCCCGTCTCCTTGAAATCTACGATACTCAGGGCCGCGGATGAGTATGCCGTTTACAAACACCTGGCTGTTTAACCCTTGTGGTGCAGAGTACAGAGGGGCATATTCCAGATCATAGGATAGATTGGGTAAATCCAATACTAGTGTTTGAACCCTCTTCAAGCTGAACAGACTGCTGTTGAACACACTTGCGATCACCACGTCGCCCACTTGAGGTATAAAGTCCAACACAATATTGCGTGGATCTCCAGAGTCCACACCCCAGGAAATAGTTGTGGCCCCATTGTATGTAACCCATACTGTGCCCACATTAGCAGGGTTATTCAATTGAATTCCGGATGTTGCGCCGTCACCATGCAAAGTAACTTGTTGTTGAATGTGTGCTGGAGTCATGTTCAGTTGTATATTCACACCTTCGCTTACACCACCACCCGCTGCAATCACGCTCATCTGGGTCAAAGTTTGTGGATCTTGTGCATATATGCCTCGTTTACTCATAAACACTTGTGCAGCTCCCCAAACAGGCACCAGCTCAGCCTGCATCCCCAATCCAGCAGTAAACCAATCATCTATGCCCACACTCAAGTTGGTGTAGTAGCCTGCTTGAACAATCTCAAGTTGGTCAATCACGCCTCTTAGGCCAGCTTGATTTTTGATTTGTGTGACTTGCAAAATGAGTGTTTGTGTGCCTGTGCCATACTTGTACAACAATTTATCACCCACTGCATAGTTTTGACCACCCTGCACAATTGAGATAGCCACAGCCTTTACAGCAGTAACAGCAGCTTGAGCAAGCTCACCTGTGGGTATGGACCCTGTCAATGTGATCAGGTCAAACAATTGATATCCTGAGCCCGGATTAGCTACAGCCACAGTGCCCACACCCTTGCTGGCCCCTCCCCAACCCAGTTGTTGTATGTTCACCTTGCCCACAGCAGGCGCATTCACAAACACCACTTGGGGATATTGATAATTAATCACATAATCTGCTGTGACACCATGAGTTTTGAGTTCACCGTTTACAAACACCCACAGTTGTTGATCTTCTGTTATGGGTGCCGGGAGTGCAAAGTGAGTGCGTACACCATCACTGTCAAATACCTGATTGTGCATGATGCCTTGACCACCAGTTCCAGCTGTATACACATCATATATGAGATTGGTTCTGGGCCAAACCATCACAAGCTCCTCAGGATGGCCACCTTCCAGATGGGGTCTGTTCAAACCAGCACCATCAATTGTGGTATCTAACAATGTGGCCAATGCAGGATTGAATGTTTCGCCCTTTTCTATAACCCACACATTGGGTCTGGGCTGCACAGGATGTCCAGGCGCAACTGTGAACTTGATTTGATCACCGCTCCATCTTACTGTGACACTGGCTTGGATACCTGTGCCACCCATAACAGGCAATACTCCCATAACAGGGGCAACCAGATACACCCCAGGCTCTTCCAGAGAGATCGAAGTTATGGCTCCCAGTGTGGTTACGCCGGTCACTCTAAATTTGGCTTGTGAAACATATTGACCACCCTGTGCAATCAGTATGTCGTTCATGGAATAACCTAATCCTTTATTGCTTACTAATACTTGACTGATCTGATTGCGTATGATCCAATCTTGTGGAGTGAACACTTTCCTACCATCCACCCACACTTGTAGTTCTGTGGGTTGCTGAGGAGGTTGTCTTAACATGAACTGGGTTTCAGTATTATTACCCACAAACAATTGATATTTGAGATTTTGTCCGCTGTTTACATTCATATCAGAATCAGTGTCTTGTTGATTAGTATAGTCCCAACCTTTTACATCATCCCACGCATTGGCATCCCATGCATCTGAAGTCAAAAATTGCTTGCCACTCAAACTGGTCAGTTTACTTTCGCAGCCGCTTATGAGGCCTGGAGCCTGCGCTGAAGGCATATCTCCTGTGGGCATGTAGGAGTCAGATATACGTTGTGCTGCACCTGTGGGCGCTTGCCAGGCCACAGTTTTCCAGTCTTGCATGGTGTTAGTGTTGGACACCTTCTGGTACCATACCCATGTCTGCACTTGGTCCACGTACACTCGCACTGTGTATCCCACACCCACAGGTTTGTTAATAATGTTTAACACTTGTGTTATATCATAAATGGTGTTTGCAATCTCACCCTCATACTCAAGACCCCATGTGATGAAATCCCAATTGGCAAGTCCTGAACTCTGCAACTGATTGCGAGTCATTAGTGTGTAACCGGGGGCTTGTACCTGGATCAATGTGCCCACTGGGATATTATTATTCAGTATTATTCCTAGCCATGCGCTCAAACTATTACAAGTTATATCCACTTGAGTGGATGGTGAATACCCTGGAGAATAATACACTTCAGGTGCACATGCAACTCTGTCATAAATCATTCGGGTGCGCATCTGTCTCACCAACTGAGGGTTCAACACATGATTCTGATACCATGCCGTGTATCTGGCATCTGTTTGCAAAATAACTGCATCTGCAGGAACTTGTTCATGCAGTATTCTCACGCCCTGGTTAACATCTGCAAAAGGTGGCTTATCAAAATCTGAATACACTCCTGTGTATGTTTCAGATGCTTTACGCCAATCCACAAATGATCTCACCTTCACATGGTAAGGCTTTATTTCATTCACATATGCAATAAGTGAATTTATATTATTCTCAGTGTACAATTCAGTGGGTGCTAGAACTTCTGCAAAGCCACGCAAGTTGATGAAACTGGTTTTGAATGCCCAATCCACAAACCGTTGTTCTGCAAACACCTGATTCACGAGCGCAAACATCAATTGATTGGGCTCATTCACGGAACTATCAATTTTCAATAAGCCTTGTGTGCCCAAAGCATTGACCCACAATCCTTTCCAGATCTGTTCAAACTCCCTGCGAGTGTCATATTCAGCGCCCAGGATCTCAACACCAAAGCCTTGTGCACCAAATCCCAAATTATTTGCAGCATAGTTCCACAGATTGTCTTTGAGTGTCAATGTGCCAGACTGCTTGCCTACCAATCTCCATGTTTTGGATGCAGGCTGCACACAATCATATAAAGCCCATGTATTGTTGCCTGTGTTTAATACTTTGACCACATCTCCTGTGACAAAGGCCAAAAAGGCATCTCTGTCTGCAAGTGTTTCAAATTCATAATCCCACAGAGAGCTAGAATTGTACCCTGAATAATACCAATCTGTGATATCCCAAGTATTTTGTGTACGATAAGTTTGGCTTTGGTACAACTGCCATTCTGCTTGTGAGGCTCCCACATTCTGCCATGTCCATATGGTCCATTTGTTCATGTTGGTGACATCTGCGCCCACCAACACCCTGCTACCAAATGGCAGGGTGTAATCCAGATCATAAAGTGCAGCCATGTTGTCCACTCTGCTGACCCACAAGGGTTGGGCCACACCTTGTTGCCACACAATCTGATCCATGTCCAGCAGTTGCACGCTGGGATTGGTCTGATTCCATGTGGTGCCAGCCTGCGTTACACCATGAGTAACTGAAACCTGTAAGTTGGTCCAAATTTGACCAGGGGTACTAAGATCTGATACTCGTTGTACACACCAACTTAATAATGTGTCACTTGCAATCACTTGGTCCTGGGAATACAGTTTGCGTATAGTGGGGCCAGCAGTGGAATTCCCTTGGGACAGTAAGATGTAAACACCTATTTCAGATTTAATTGATTGAGACATCAAATAAATCTTTTCATTGACAGTTATTTCCCTGCTGTCCACAATCAAGGGACCAGGTGTTATGATAACAGGATCTTTATCCTGCTCGATCAATAGTGGTATATTATTATTAACTATCACAACTCCGGCGTCCACCACCATATAAATGCCATTCTCAGCTGATGGATCATGTGCGGGAATAACAGGGGACAGTGCATTGGTCAATTCATTCTGATTCTTGATCAGAATGGTTTGGCCTGGTCTAAGCACCACACCATCCAACACAAGTGACCCAGGCTGCGCACTCAACAACTGTGACACACCTGTGTCATTATCCAGTTGTAGATACGCATTCAATCTACCAGATGTGCCATCTGTTTCCTCATAAGGAGTAGTAGCAACTATCACTGCATCATGTATGTTTGTGGATGCAGGCTCGGGTTCCTCACTTTGAAAGTAGGGCAGCCAGCTTTGACGGCCAGGATCACTCAAGGGTGGCTGTGTGCTTGCGCCCAAGAACTGATTAACCAGTTGCACCACAGTGCGTCTGCTTTGTACTTGGTCCACAAACGTGCCCTGTCTGGGTCTGATCAGTACGCCTTGTGATTGCAACTGCCTAAGTGTGGGATCCGGTAATGGATTACCATATGCATCATATTCATACAAACTGGCACCCAGTTTGTTCCACAGCCAGTCAGGTGGTGAACTTCTGGGATCATTTTGTGCAATCAGGTCAAATTCTCTGTGCACCGTTTCCACATCATATTTGTTAAACCATTTGGTCTGCCATACTGTTTGCGTGCCATTAAGATAAGGCCCCACATTGCCTATGAGTGTTTGTTTGTCACTAATAGGTGCCCACCAAACGATACCCAAGTTTTCAGGTGCTGCTAAGGAGGTGGCAATCACACTGGTGCTAATTTGTCTGTTTGCTGTGGCAGGCACTGTGGTGCCATTCTGTGTCCAAAAGTAATAAATGGTTTGCAACTGGCCAGTGGCTGTCTGTTGCAGTCTGCTCACATAGGGCGGGTTGGCTTGTTTGATTTCACCGGAAGCGATACCAGGGGAGCCAATTGATGTGAGGTCTGCGCCCGAGCGTACAAGATTTTGCCATGATGCAGGCGGCACAGGGCTTCGTACCCATTCATAAACGTCAATACTTGTGCCTGGCGCAATTCTGCCCCAGTTTTGGCGGCGTTGATTATCTGATCCAGTTTCATAATCCAGGTACCTTGTTGTGCTCAGATCCCACCATACTTGACCCACTTGTGCTTCCCCCCATGCCTGGGGAGCATTCACTCCATATGTGAATGTGGGGTCCACAGTGTATTGTGCAGGATCATATGCAGTTTTATATGTTATTTCTGCGTCTATGTTGCCAGGTATTCTGTTTTTTACAGGATCCCATAGTGCTACTATTTGTAGGGTTTGCAGTGATGTTAAGTCATACAGTCTGCTTTCTTGTATGTAACTCAAATCAGTTTTATAATTTTCTGTTCTGTACTCAAACCAGTTCCTGCCGCTGCTGATATAGATTTCCCAAGGGGTTGTGGCATCACCGTCAATCCATGTCAAATCTCCAGATTGGTAACCCTGCGGTGGTGTGGACTGATTTCTAGCGATGAGAGTGGGGAACCTCATACTGAAATACTGCCATACTGTGCCACCTGAACCTGTGCCGGTGGTGCTCATGCCAATTACAAACGTGGTGTTATCCCACACTGTGATAACTTCAAATGTGTCATTGATGTTAACACCAGCGTTGACCACACCATATATGACCACCATGTCCCCTTCTTTCAAGCCATGATCCTTGGTGCTTGTCACAATAGTTTGGGTGTTGTCTCTTGCATTGGGTTGTGTGCTGAGAACACTCCATGCACATGCACACAGCTTGTACACATTCCATCCACGTTTGGGATCAATATACTGCCACACTCGTTGACCTGGCTTGATCATGCTCACAGTAGGGTCTGCCAGCACTTGTGACCTTATGCGGGCATATAATGATTTCAACTCAGCTTTATCTACAGCAGTGTAATTTACATCTTCCCTGATCACAGGACCAGCAGTAGGCAAATCACTCTTTAAACTACCATATGAAGTTCGCAGCTTGAACTCGGACAAATCACCATAGCTGTTGACAATTCTTACATCATTTTTCACAATAGTAACTTGATTATCACTTAATGGATCACTGTCTTCATTGCTCAGCAATGCGACTAGTTGTGGATTGCTAGTCACTTGATCTTGTGGTAGTATTACATCCAAATTGTTCAAGTCTTGGTCATATCCATATTGACCTGCTCTGAATGCCCACTCCTCAAAATAGTAAAACTCTTGTTCAGGTTGGACCACTTGTGTGTTCCTGAGCAGTGCATCTATGCTCACACTAGTACCCTTTTGGTGGATCATGCCTTGATAAAACTGGAATTCCGCACTGTTGTCCAGTAACAGATTGGTCAAGTAGGTTCGGGGTTGATATGCAACTTGATGCTGAGCCAAAAGTTGTAAATTGCGTGGTAGGGCCTGACTTATGGAACTGGTTTGTTTATTTTGATCAAATGGTATGCTTAAATCAATTTCAAATATCTTCCTCAAGTCATCCACAGTTTTTTCTAGGTTGGGGATAATTCTGTTGTTCACCACCAGATTATTCCCCAGCTGACTCACACTTTGTGTGACCAAATAACCTGGGGCTTGCATCCTGCCCTTCCAATCTAGAGTTCTATACCCAAACAGTTTGAATCTTGCCTGACGTTGATTGAGTACAGGATCATAGACCAAATCCCCAAACACTGTTTTGTTGTTGAATATGAGTGCATGTTCCAGACTGGTCGTATAAAGTCTGATCCCGTAAATGCCTTGGTCATTGAGCACTTTGATACTGATGTCATCCTCTATTCGCAAAAAGTCCAAATTGGCCAAGCTGATAGGATTTCCCAGTCTATCCAAAACACTGTGAGTACCTTGCACCAAACCACCAATGTGTTGAATGATACCAAAATCAGTCTTGAACTTGCACAAGGTGGCAGCTGGACTGAGAGTCATATAGGTGCCCGCAGCCCAAGGACCCTGGCTCCAATACAAGAACTCTCTAGCACTCAGACTCCAGTTACGTGGGCGGCTGGCTGTGGAATCATATTCATCAAACTGCCATCCTGCCGCTTCCTGTGCTCTGCCCAAGCTGATCAGGAAGTCATACACCTGTTGGCGAGTTTGAAAAACAGTACCATAGGGCACAATATCTGTTTTGTTGAGTCCCTGTTTGTATTCTGTAACTTGTTGGTTTTCCACAACCACAGTTTGCTTGGCACCTGTGATGCGGCTGGGTATGATTTCAAAATAAGGATCTCTAGCATCATAACCAATCACTCGCCAACCCTGATTGCGCCCCAAGAATTCCACCAACACACCAGTGTACACATATTCTTTAATGCTGGCACTCCTCAACAGCTGACAGATCACATCTTCTTGGGGCAACAACAAGTTGTCTGTGTTGCTGAGTCCAAATGAATCCACCAATGTTCTGATGTTTTGTCCATCTGTAAAACCACCCATTTTGTGGATGAGGTTCACACCTGCCCCTCTGATCAGATTACCCAAATACGTTGTGACACTTCGACTGTCAGACACCAGCTTCTCACTGATCCAGTGTTGAATACCACAACTGCCATGGTAAGTTTCTGTGCTGTTTAAGCTGGGGATCAGGTTGGGATTCTCTCTGTGCATCACACACGATATGACAGGTGTGCGTGTGAGTGTGTTACTTAGCACTCGTTGTGAATATGTTTGATCCTCAAACAACTCAATCTGTCTGACTCCATCCCACAAATATTCCACAAATGCAGCAGGTCTCATCAAATATGCCCATTGTGACCAAAGCTGATCAGCATCCACGCTGGTGAGCCACACATTTTCCATGGGACTTCTGTCACCAAACTTCCAATCTGCCGCAGCTTGTGATTGAGAGGGCAGCTGAGTTATAATCCCAGCATCAAACGGTGCTAGTAATTGTCCTGCATCATTCACAGGCACATATTTGCTCAATCCTGGTCTGGCCCAGTCCACATGTGTGCCAGCTCTATCACCCTGGCGAATCACACCTGCCTCCAGGTCTTGCCATAATTTTAGGTTGCCACGAGTATATGGTGCAGTACCATACTCACTGTCCCACCAGGTTGGCTTCTGACTAAAGCCCAGCATTCTCCAAGGTGATGCATGAGGTTGATCTGTGTCATAATAATAAAAATAGATACCTCTCCATGAACCAGGCAACGATTGTTGGTCTTGGTCTCTTGAGCTGCCATAATTCCATGAGAAAGGATCACTTATGTCAAACGTGGTGTTCCTGAGAGCATCCACTTGATTCATGGTGAGCCATCTGTTCCAAGCAGGTGCTTGCAATGTGGTAACGTCTGACCTAGTGTAACTGGTAACACGAAACTTACCACTAAGTTGTGTTCGCACATCCAGGTCAGGCACATGATCCTCCATGGAATACTTCACAGGTAGGCTGCCATATTGCAATTGTTCAAACAGTAGCCAAGCTTTAGCTACAGGATGAGTCAATTCTGACACATTTGTGGTCACACCTTGTGTGTTCAAAATCTGTCCCATGGGTTCATTATTGTAGTCACTCAGCACGCACAATGCTCCATTGTGGCATCTTAGTGTGAGAGGTGAGCCAGGCTGGCTTAAATCATAAAAAACTGTGGGCACGTATGCACTCCATGCCCCCAATCTGGTAGCACTTGCAGGTACCCATGTGGGGTTCACACTCTGTTGTGAACAGTATGCCCCCAAGCTCAAATCAAATCCTGAATTGACCCATGCACTAGCCCTAGTCTTGCCCAGATTGATTTGGCGCAGTGCCCTGTCCAACCACAGTTGTGGATTATCCGAACCAGTGAGTGCTTGGTTATTATACACATTCCAAAGCGCATTTATAAATTTGTTATAAAAGCGCAAGTATTCTGTTTGACTCCACTGCATGGCCACCATGGGATCAGTCACACTCTGACTACCCTCAAAAGATTGACTTTGATCAATACCATTCAATGCCATCAATTTGAGCATGCTGGCTCTGTGCTGTAGAATCACTGTGCCTCTGCCCAACTGTTTGGGTGAATCTCTCCAGTTGTTGGCACCACTTGCTGTGCCTGTGAATCCTGTTTGATTGCGGATAACGCTTTGGCCGTGGGGCAGCATGTCTGCTAACATGAATTGTGTTACAACTTGATTGTCCGGGTTGGCTTGCAAATTGACAGGAATTTCAAAATATCCATCACGAACCTGATTGTGCACTCCCGCCCATGTGCCCACTTTAATAACAGTCTGCGCAGCAGGTTTTTCTTTCAATTGAATTGTGTTATTCAGCACTGTATACTGAGTTTCATTCAATAACGTGCCACCCACCTGAACAATAATATTGGGTGTACCTGTTTGTGTAAGCGCAGGCATTTGATCAATTGCAAATATGGTTTCATTATTTGTGACCACATATTCATTTATCACATATTGTTTTGTTAATTGATCACTCAAAAACCAATTATTCACATACTGTGTTTGATCTGAAAATGTTTGCTGCCAATAATAGTAACCAGGAACTACAACTAGATCTGTATTTTGATAATATGTTACTTGTATCTGTGTACAAGTAACATCAAACACATAATTACGAGCACTTGCAGAATCCACATCTGGCGAAAATCCCAGCACAGGATCCACAGGCAATGCCGTGTTCTGCCTGTAGCTGAGCAAACTGCTTCCTGCAAAGTTACTGTTAGGATATGAAACTGGATCTGCTAAATTTGTACCCACAGAGTCAAACAGCTCAAACAATGGGGCTTGGTTTATGGTGGCCACATACTCTTGTGAATCTGGGAGCCAATTGGGTAGTAACTGTCTGCTTTGGCCTCTCACCCATTTTGTGCCTGTGAAATACCAATTGGTGCTTACATTTTCATAATAGGGCTCATTTAGGCCTGTGTCGTTGGGTTTATTTCCTTGTAATATAAAAATTACACTTCCAGGTGCGCACAATCCAGACTCTGATGTGATATCTGTGATCAGACTTAGTGTGACTTTTCCATCCACTCTCACACCACTCACTTGATACAGTCTGTTGTTCAAATTGGTATCTGTAAGATTGGTAAACAACACGATTTGTCCATCGTCCAATCTCACATTGTCCACTAACACATTTGTTTGTCCAATCACACTGTCCAAGTTGGTACGTTTTGTGTCTACTAAATTGACATTGGTCAGGAATTGAGTACCAAAGTTCCACAATGGGATAGAATGATCAAATTCCAATATGGGACGTTGTGCAGTAATAATAGTACTGTAACTCTGATCTGTTTTACTGATCACCAACACCTGTTTGTGGAACCATCTGTTTGTTTGACTCCACGGATTACCATTTGGGCTGCCTCGGGCTATTGTCACATATGCAGGTGTTTCATTTAACCCTGCACTGTCCCAGGTGGTGCTGTCCCAGGCTGGTGGAGAATCCCATGCCAAGTTGGGTTGTGTGAATTCTGGCACTAATCTGATGCGTGTACCCACACCTTCTACAACATATACTTGGGATCGAATCTGGACGTTTATGTCTTGTGTAAACTGTACTCGTAAACCTGATGTGAACACAACTGTGGCGTTATCTTCTTGTACACCACTGATTGCAAATTTGATGTGACCCTCGTATGTGTATGTGCTTCCAGTTTGGATTTGTGCACAATTGGTCTCACTCATCAGCTGAATCAATTGGGGTCCTGTGGCCATCCACACATATTGAGTGTAATTGATCAGTTTGTCCATGTCCACAGGGAGCCCGTAACTGTAATATTCACCTGTAAACAGTCTGTTATGGTCATTAACCAGTGCACCCTGCCATCTGAGCTTGTTAATCAGATCATCATACGCCAACACATGGGTGATCTGATTGTTCTGTGTGTTGCGACTCACCATACCGGGTTCCACCTGGTAGTTCAGTCTGTCTGGAGTTGATTCAGGGACCCGGGCATCAAGGTTGGGATTATATGTGCTCAACAGTTGGCCCACATATGCATTCACATATTCCACTCTATCTGGCTGGAACATGTTGTCTGCTGTGGCTGCAAAGAACTTCTTCAACACATCTGTTTGTAATACTTCAGGTAGGAATTCACTAATTCTGCGAGTTTCACTCATGTTATCTGTCCATTCTCAATTCAGCAGGAGTAAGATTGGCCACCACTTGTACGTCTGTGACCCTGGCTGCACTCAAAAATAACTCATCTGGTGCACAACTTATTTCAAACAAGTCCCCAAATTGGCTTGTGCCGTTAGTGGGCACAATAACCACAGTGCTCACTAAAGTGGCCATTTGTTGATGGATAAATGCCACCAATTCTGTAAAGTAAAAGCTTTGACCAAAACTCCAGTTTGCAATATCAAAATATGTGTCCACAGCCTGAATCACTCTGCTCTTTATTTCACTGTCTGTGATACTGGAACCAGAAATTTTTATCACCTTGAATATGCATCTGAGTTCAGGCATTGCCTGATCCCCAAATAACAGTTTATACTTGACTGGATGCCAAATCATTTGATCAGTCATCATTTTATATTTGTTAAACTCCTGAAAGGTTTGTCGTAAATCTTCAGGATAAGGGGGCATGGGCTCAGGGTCTTGTGGTCTGCCCTTGGTGATCCAGTTTCTCATATTTGTGTCATATGAGCTGGTGAGCACATACATGTCTATAACATTTTGTACAGCAGGATCTATTCTGCGTTCTCTGCTTGCATAATGCTGCCAACAGTAGTTTATGGAATTTCTGCCTGTGCGTGCTTTGTATTCTGTGCTCACATCCAGCCAAGCTTGTGGTGCCTGTGCCTTATATTTCAAAAACACATTTGCGTTTATCACATAAATCACATCTGCATTCTTATATGTGTTTATTGTGCTCTGCGCCGTGGCTGATGGTACTTGATTGAGCAGATTGTATGTGGCTTTGATTTGAGTGGGCTTCCAGTATTGATAACCTGACTCAATTATCTTTTGCCAAAACACCAACTGTGTACTGCTAACCAACTTGTCAAATGCTTCCGGATCATCTATGATATTGTCCTGGTTGTTGTCATAAAATTGCAATTGTACCTGATTGGGCTCTTGGTACCCGTCTGTGTATTGTGTTTGTGATTGCAGCAGCCAGCGTTGGTCTTCAGGTAATGCTGAATCGTTTATGTCTTTGTTATACCTAAGGATTCTGATCTGATCTCTTTGGCTAGTGAGTGTGAGTGCATCCACAACTGGTGTGGAATTCACAAAGTAAAACTTTACGTCACTCACACTTTCAAACATGTAACTGAGACTGCGCATGGTGACAACCCAGCCTTGGTTGGCTTTAAACAGGAATTGCAACAACCAACTTGCATCCAAGTTGGCCTGAGTTGTGTCTCCCTGATTATCCAGACTGAAGTCAGCATCAATGGCTAAATCCACATTGTCTATTATTTTCCATGTGAGTGTGGATTGGTCATATCTCATTCCAAAGTTTTTACGGCTGTTTAGTGCAGTTGTGAGAGCACTTGTCTCTGCATCTGTGAGTGAAACACGCAAAGGAGGAATGGACACCCATGCAGGGGAACCTGTGATCACAGACTTACTCAAGAGCACACTAAAGACTCCCAATTGGTCTGTGGATTCATTCACAATGGCTGCCCAGTTACCATATGGCGCCTGTGCCTGAGTTTCTCCTGGGTTACCAAATGCCACCAAACTGCCTGTTGTGAGGCCCTTGGACAAATCTGGCAGAAACACATTCACAAACTCACCTTGACTGGCATTGGGCACACTACCACCAGTCACCTTCCATGTGGTGTTCACATTAAACTTTGGAAATTCGCTCAGATAAAAATTACGTAATCCAGGGTTAATGGCTTGTCCTTGTTTTGTGCCTGCGAGTAATGGTTGTATACGATTTTGAATAATCTGATTGGTGTTTAAATTGCCTGCAAGAGGAATGTTGATGGTTTGGCTTGTGTAGTCTTTGTACATGATACCATCATCACTAAACACTTTGGTGTTAGAGTATTCACCTGTGGGATCAGTTAACTCCAGGTATCTGCTTTGTCCGCTGTACACCCTGTTCACAGCTCTCAGTTTAAGAGCTTGGCTGTTTTGTAGTGGGAACAGATTGTAGTCTTCACCGTTCACCATTCTGTTTTGTGTGTAAAACACAGCAGGTGCCCTAGCACGTATGGAGTCTGTGGTCTCCCTGCTCAAACTGTTAGCCACAGGGTATGTGAGGCCAAATGTGAGATTCAAGCTGTATGTGTTGTTAGTAGTGTCCACATACCCCAGAGTTAACGCTTGGCCCTGTATATCCTGTGGTTGAATGGTGTATGTGAGGTTGTTGCTGGTGCGATAATACACACGTATTCTGCCAGTGGGAATATTACCAAAATTTCCATCACCAAATCTGATGCTGATGGCATCTTGACCATTCAAATCTCTTGTGACCACTTGGTAAATGTCTCTGGTCAGTCTGTTCACATTATTGTACACCAAGTTACTGGCAAATATGGCAGGTACTTTTGTCCAATCCAGTGTGGGTATGCCTGTGTCTGTGACAGATTGTACCCATACATCTGATTGGTTAACATTAATGGCTGTCAAATCTATAACTCTGTTAGGTATAGCAGAGTCCAGAATAAAGTCTGCATAAGCCAAGATGCCTTGCTTGAACAACACAAAAAATCCTGTGTTAGCACTTGCATTACCGTTTCCATCATTTCTGTACAACATGCTCCAGTTGTTGAACACATTGGGGGTCTTTTCTTTATAGTAGCCAGAAAAGTTACCTGTGAGTGTGCTTAAAGTAGATTCAGTGTCAAAGTCTGAATTGCAAAATTCAAACTGCATGGCGGTGCCGGACACCGTAGAGTTAAATGCGTAAGATAATGTGCTGGTGTTAGTGTTGTTCAGATCATATCTTTCTGCCAGCACTGTGCCAATCTGTGTACTCTTGACAGGATCACCAAATGGGTTGGTGTTCACAAACGCAGCATTTAACACCAACACGAACTGCTCCAGCCAATCAGGATTGTTGGCATCGTTCCACAGCACCAGTTGATTACTCAAGTTTTTACCATTGGAATCAAATATGGGTTGGCTGGTTCGCACACTTTGTAATTTGACCAGCCCTTGACTGGTCAAACATCTGCGAGGAGTGTAGCTCAAATAACGTGCCAGTCTGAACACACTCTCTCTACGAGTGGCGGTGTCCATGAAATTCTCTCGCACATTCAGATCCATTCTGAATGCCAGACTGCCTGCTAGGTAGGCCAACATTTCGATAATGGCCACAAACTCTGAGCTTTCAATCCAGTCGTTGAAGTCTTCTGGGTAGTTGACCCTCAGATAATCCACAAGGGCCTGGCGCACTGTATCATAATCATACGCGGAAAAATTTATGAAGTTGAATGCTTGGTATATTACCTGCCAGTCTTGACCGGCGAACAATCTGTTTTGTCTTAAGGTTTCACTCATGGGTTGCTACTTTCCACATTACGACGGTCAAAATCCACACTAAATGCATCCACAAAATTAAAAGGAGCATAAAACAAATTCATTTGCAATTGAATGCCATGGTCTAATTCCACCAAGTTGATGCTTTGTAATTGCACCCTATTGTCTGTTTGCACTATGGAGGTGGCATCTTCCACTATCAACGTGACCACATCTGTGGTCATGGGCTCAAACAAAAGGTCCCAAATTATGCTACCAAAATCAGGTCTCATGACCCGTTCTCCTTTACGAGTATAAAAGTGGTTGACCAGATCTCTTTTGATCAATTCCAGGTCTGTCCATTGTGTTTGTTTAATGCTGGCATCCACGCTGCTGTAGCCAACAAATATTCGGGTTCTGGGTGTATTTGCCATGTGTGAATATTTAGCTTGAGTAATATGTACAGTTTTTAATCAGATTCATTGACTATTCACACTGTGGTCACTCAAACTGTGATCATGGAAAAAAGTCATTTATCATACTGCGACATTCACACACATGTGAAAATGTTGGCGTTAAAAATTCAGGCCAGTAACTGGATGCCCTCAGTTATTGTGGGAGTGAGCAGGGGTGGCATGTTGCCTGCCACATTACTCAGCCATTCATGGCGATTACCCATGAAGGCATTAAATGTGAGTTTGCGAGACAATGCTAAATTACAACCTGACCATGCTGTCTGGTTGGAAGAACTAGTCCAGTCCGGTAAACGGGTACTGGTTATGGATGATATCAACGACAGCGGCGCCACCATCCATTGGATCAAACAAGATTGGCAAAATCGTGTTCCTTCTGCAAGCTTCTCTGACCATGTGCGTTTTGCAGTGTTATTAAACAAATCCACTAGTACTGAATCACCAGAATATGTGGCCAAGGAAATATCAACAGAAAAGCTGGAAACTTGGTGGATATTTCCTTGGGAACATCTGGAGTGATCTTTCTACCACAGTGAAATGGGTGTGGCATGTTTTTTGGCTTGACATGAGTGCCACATGTGTTATCCTGCACTCATACAAACAGGAGTATGCCCATGAGCCATGAAGATCAGCTGATTGACATGTGTGACTCCCTGAAAATTGCGCTGGATATCAACTACTTGCGCGGCACAGTCACAATGGGCCGCAAGAAGTTCCAGAGTGTGGAAGCCGCACTCACACATGTGCAACACATGAAATCACGTTGACCTGAAAATAGGGGTTGACTACCTGAATGATCATGTTACACTGCAAATCCAAACAAGGAGCGTGCATCATGTCCTACAAAATCCAGCTCAGCCCTGCCCAAATCCATGCCATCTGCGCTGCCCTGGAGCAGACGCCTCCTCAGCCCAATCCTGCGCATGATGAAAACACTCGCCAGGAAGTGGACATGCTCTTGCATATGTTTCAAGCCACCCTTAAAGAGCCAGAAAGTGCCCACATGCTGCATGGGTTTACCCTGTAGCATGCCTATTATTTGCGTATCCAAGCAAAATACAGCTTGGATACGCTATCCTAATCTCTAAAAAGTCTTGACTAGTCCGTGTAGTGTGTTATACTGCCCACATGAACAAGGAGAGCAACATGCAGAACTGGTGTGTGGATCCTCAAGGTACTACGGCTGAACGAATGATAATGTCTTTGGCAGGGGTTTGTAACGGCGCTGCCACATGGGATGGCGCTGGGTTCAACAAGCTGGATACGGCATTTGGCCACAGCCTGGCTGAACGTGCCCAGCAAGGGCGTGCTTGGACAGAGAAGCAAGCCAAGGTTGCACTGTCCTTAATTGCGAAATATCGCCGCCAACTTGGGGGCGAAGCTGTGATCCGCACCTGGATGGAACGCCCTGTGTTTGCCATGATGCCGTTGAGCGATGCAGAACGCAAGCAAAAGGCAGTGGGTTTACGCAAGGTCACCAGCGAGGACAAGACTGCTGTTTTCACTTTCCCCTACGATGCTGGACTGGTGGCCGCGCTCAAGGGACTCCGTGGGGAGCACAAGGGCCAAAAGTATTGGAGCAGCTGGGACGGCGCTCACAAGCGTTGGACCGTGCCGGTGAATGAATCCAGCATTCAGCAGATCATGACCTTGGCACGCGACTATGAGTTTGAAATCGAAGAACGTTTTGAAACCTATTACAGCCGGGTAATGGTCAAGCTGGAATCTGTGCAGGGGGCGGCTGAGGAGAGCCGGGTGGTCACCACCCTGGGTTACGAACAGGCAGTGGCAGTGAATGATGGCATGATCACCATCACACACACAGATGCCAGTGTGCTGGCTGAATTCCAGGAAGCTCTTGCCAAACTGTGATAGTGTGGCAGAAATGCCACACTTTTCCTTTGAAAAATTGGTTGACAGGGTCCACCACTAGTGCTATAGTGTGCTCACAAGACGAGGAGACTGTGAATGTTGGAATTTACTGCTAGCCCTGCTCGTGTTCGTGAAGCCACCAAGTTGGCCTATCGTTATGGCATCCAGATGAACCAGGGCGTGAGTGACTACTGGCGCAGCCTGCCTCGTGCTGCAACCATTCCTGGGTTTGCATTCACCCTCAAGCCCTACCAGGCTGAGGGTGTGGCCCACTTGGAAAAGTGGGACGGTAATGCACTGATTGGTGACGAGCCGGGACTTGGAAAAACCGCAACTGTGATGGCCTACGCCCACAAGCACCGTCGTTTCCCCATGCTGGCTGTGCTGCCCAAGACGCTGATCCTCAACTGGCGCCGTGAGCTCACGCTCATGCTAGGCACTCAGCTGAGTGTGCTGGTAGTGGGCTTTGTACCCAGCAAGCAGCGTCAGGCCCAGCTCAAGGCGCAGTATCCCCATGTCACGTTCAGCAAGATGCCGCTGCCAGGCTTTGACGTGACCCTGATCAACTATGACATAGTGGCCCGCAACCAACAGTGCCTGGAAGATGTGGGTTATGACTACGTGGTGGTGGACGAGAGCCACAAGGTAAAATCAATATCAGCGCAACGGACCAAGGCGATAATTCGTCTTGTCACAGGCCGTGAAGAAGTCAAGGGCAAGCGGAACGAGTGGCGTGTGCTGCATGCAGGTGTTCGCAGTGTCACGTTCATGACTGGTACCCCTATCCTAGCCAAGCCAGTAGAGCTCTGGACCACCGTGAACACACTGGCTTCCTGGGTGCCCCAGTTCAACACTTTCTTCAAGTTCGCCAGCCAATATTGCAATGCCCATAAGACCCAGTTTGGTTGGGACTTCAATGGTGCCAGCAATGAAGCTGAACTGCATCGCCTGCTGACTGATACCATAATGATCCGGCGACGCAAGGATCAGGTGCTCCAGGAACTTCCTGCCAAGATGTATACCACTCTTCCACTCATGTTTGATCGTGCCGCCTACGATAAGGTGGCTCAGGCATTTGAGCATACAATTGATTGGAAGGCTGGCATGGAGGCACTTGTGCGGCACGGTGGTAATGTGCCCAAGAGCGATGAGGCTATTGTGGCCATCCAAAAGCTGCGGGAAATCGCTGCCTATAGCAAGATTGATAGCGCAGTGGAGTGGATCTCCGACTTTGTGGAGGGCGGACAGAAGCTGGTGGTGTTTGCGCATCATCGCAACATGATCCTCAAGATCAAGGCGGGCGTGGAAGCGCATCCTGACTTTGAGGGCAAGGTGGTCACCATCATGGGTGGTGTAAGCCTGGACGAGCGCAATGCTGCTGTGGAGAGCTTCCAGAACGATGCAGCTACCAAGCTGATCATCATCAGCCACAGTGCCGGAGGTTATGGTATCACTCTCACCGCTGCTAGCACGGTGGCATTTGTTGAGCTGCCCTGGGGGCCTGCTGATATGCAACAGTGTGAAGATCGTGTGCACCGCATTGGTCAAACTGCCGGCGTGAACGTGATTGTGCTGGCTGCTGAGGGTACAATTGAGGAGTCAATTGCAGACATGATCATGAGTAAGGCACAGATTGTGAATAATGTGGTGGATGGTGGTCAGGTTCCCAATAGTGTCACTATTGGGATCTGATTTTAGATTGACATACTGTTCAAGCTAGCTATTATGGAGTGATGAACATACATAATTCAACCATGATACAAGAGCTGCAACAACCCAGTGCGAAATGGAAGACTGATCAACTATTAAATCGTTTACTTGAGCAGGCCACACTAGAGGCTGAACGCATAATGGCAGAATACCAGCACCGTGTGGCTGTTGACCCTCATACCCCACATCCTTTCCAAATTTTAGATCAACAAATGGACAACATATTGCGTGCTGTTAAATGAAATGACACCACAAAGCGCATGTGAGGAATTCCACCATGCCGTGAGATCAGTTTATGCTGGCATGGAGTTGAATTAACCACCTGTATTTGCATTAAATAGGATCATGAGCCAGACCTTATCCAGATGTGCAAATGTGCAATTGAGTGTGAATTTACCCAAATTTGAATGTACTGACGACATCATGGGTAACTTTGGTAACCTGACAGATTTTGGCAGAGGATTAGGCAGCATACCTGGTCAGCTGGGCAGCATTGTGGACTGTGTGACTGATGATCTACGGCAACAAATTGAAGAGGCTGTAGAGCCCTATTTGAAAACTACCAGAGCCATAATGAAAGCTATCAATAAAACTGTGCCTGATCCAATATTTGATACAGTTGAGGCTCCAGAATTTGAATTTGAATTGAAAATTAGAGCTTTGTGGACAGAGTTCAAATTAGTCCTGTTTGACCTACTTATAAGCATATTAAAAAAAATTCTACCATTAGAGCTTATAGAGAGATTACTCAATATACCCATACCCTTCCTACCAGAGCGCAAGGTAATAGATGTTTTATCAGCAGAGGGTAGAGGAAAAATAGCACAATCTGTGGCTGACAGAGTGGATGGTATTACGGAAGAATTAGGTATGCCTTGGGATTTGACATTCACAGGAAAGTTAACGTTAAAGAGTAAAGACTTTGCAGCACAGAACATCCTTAACAGAATATATTCAGAAATCAGTAAGATACTCAGTCGTGGCATTTGGAATTTATTGAACTTGATTCCCAACATAAGTGAGGCAATAAAAAAGATTTGGCAAGCCCTAAAGTTACCTTTCCTGCCTGACTTCTTTGAACTAGATTTTGAGGCACTTTTTGACAGCATTTGGGAAGGTGTGGTGGAGGAATTTGATAATGCTGTAGATCGAATGAAGGCAATGATTGAGCGCATTCTGGAATTCAATGTGTTGAACCTGCTCAAATCAATACTGGGTCCGTTTTGGGATGCCATAAAAAAACTTTGGACATTTGGTAGCACTGTGGGCGAAATGCTCAAGTTACAGGAAGAAGCCCCTCCCACTGAACCCCCCAACGAAAACGAAGAGGGAGGAGCAGAGGAATCTACTACACCTCCCAGAGAATGGAATCTCACCCTACCTGAGATCAACTTCAGCAGGATCATGCAAGCAGTCCAGGATCTGTTTGACAGACTGCCCACCCTAATATTTGAGCTGTGGCTGCAATTGATCAAGCCCTTCCTGGATGCAATCAAAAAGATCTTGGCTCCCATAGAAGAGTTGTTGAAGTTGATACCCTTCACATTCTGCTCATTCATCAATTTGGCAGCCAAACCCATATTGAGTCTGGGCAGCCTGGTGAGAGATATTCTGCCACCAGGCATCACCATCAACACTGTGAATCCTCCACCCTTATTGACCTAGATCAAGTATCTTGTATTCGGACACCAAACCTGGTGTCCACATGCACAAATGTGGAATATTGGATGGTGTTCAAGTTCAGCTGACGAGCCACCTGTATCAATGCAGCAGGATTCACATTAGCTGTGCTGATGTCCAGTGCTTGTCCTTTAATGTGATAACTCTTTGTAGCTCCACCCACGCTGCTATTATATTCAGGTGATCTGTATCCACTTATAACGGTCAAGGGGGTGTTCAATAACTGACCCAACTTATTTCCAGCTGTGAGAGTGTTGTCCAGGATCTTTTTATAACCATCTGGGTTGCTGGCATTGTTGACCACACTGTTTGCAAATCTCAAATATGGATACTTGCCCGGGTCCATGGCCACTGCCCCAGAAACATCGCCTCCCCCGCCGCCACGAGATCTCACACTAAGCGGCATCTCTGCTCTCACTTCTCCTGCAAACTTCATGGCGTTAGCTCTACGGCGACTGATCAAATCCAGTCTGACTTCCCCACAGGCTTCACGCCATGCCATGATTTCCCTGGGCACATGATCATACTTTTTGTCAGTTATCAATTTGGGTATTTCGCTACTCTGGAACTTTTCTGCGCCAATGTTGAATGCAAAGTCCACCAACGCATCAAATTGCTGTTGTGTGATGGGGTTGGTTATGCTGGTCTTGATCAAACTCACAATGGGCTCCAGATCCTTCTTGAGCAGTGTTTCTGCCTGTGCAGGTGTGATGCCTGAGGCAATGGTGACAGATTCACTACCCACTTGAATCACACCTGCCTGCTTTTCTGCTTCTGAAATCACATGACCATATCCAATCATGTTTTTACCTTCACAAACATTCTGAAACATCTGACCAGGTAGTTCGGAAGGTCTGGGTCCTGCCAAGGTTTCAAAGCTTTTGATATCAGTAAGACCTGAGTCACTCAATACATATTCTTGTGCAGGTTTGAATTCCCATCTGGGTGTGGGATCTTGCACATACACAGGCACACCCGCGTCAGTATATCTGACACCCACATATCTCTGTGGACGCTCATTTGTCACTGGCGGTGTGGCTGGAGTCTGTGGATTGGCAGGATTATTGTTTGGTTGAGCCACACTTGCCTGTCCAGCTGCCAATCCTCGTGCATATGTGGACGCAAATGATGCGCCTGTGCCTCTATTACTGGCTTCAATACCACCACTCAAACTGGTCCAAGTTTTACTAAGTGCCCTACTAACTTCTTGCAACTTTCCAGCTTGTAAGTCAGCTAGCAAATTACCACCTGTTCTGTCTGTGTAGTCCTGTTGAGCCAAGTACCAAGCTGCACGATCTTGATTCATGGGACTAAAATCATTCAATCCATATTGAGATGCAATACGGTCCCAAGTGCCTTGGATAAACTGGTATCTACCAGCAGCAGAACTGGTTTTCCCAGCATTGGGCCCACTAACAATGGGCACATTTATTCTGGGATGATCTCTGAAATCAGTTATGGGATTATTTGCGGCGGATGTACCTCTAGCATTGTTATAAATCACATTGTACCTGCTATCACTTTCAGGTTGTGCAATCGCATCCAGTAGTCCTCTGCCCTCTGGTGGTATCTGCAGATAGATTCCATTACGTTGATTACCACCGCCTGGCACTACCGCACTTGCAAACACGGTGGTGTTAGCACTACCCACACTGACCTCAGCCCCTTGTCCCACCCAGCCCATACACTGGAAGGGTGAACTTTGACCCACGTCAATAGCACCCACTCTGAGTTGTTCCACAATTGCAGCCTGTCTCACAATGGTGTTTGTGCCAGTGTATCCTGGACTTGCTATAAATCGAGCAGGAGCAGGTTCTGCACTGGGGGCATGACCCACAATGGTGTTAATGATTCGGGTTTGTGATCCGCCACCCACTCTGTTGTCTGTATCTTGTACTATTATGCCTATAACCGCAGGCTGTTGTGCCACAACACCCAGTTTGAACCGCTCTTCAGCTTGGTTGGCTCCCAGGGCTGCAGGCGCAAAGGCTGCGCCGCCTGCGGCAGGCACTACTCTGGCATTTATTATGCTTTTGGGTCCTATCACCACAATGGGCCCACCTTTGATGTTCACATTAGCTTCTTGGGCTTCCAGATTGAGTGTGCCTTTCTGGGCCCTCAGGTTGGCTTGATCACCAGCATCCAGGTTGAGTTTACCATCAGATTTAACATTGAGTGTTTGTGCGCTTTGTATGTTCACATCCTTGCCACTCTTTATGTTGAGATTTTGTTCTGCTTGTGTGAACAGAAACGACCCTGACTTGATGTGAAATGATCCATCCATGCTTTGTAATTTGAACTCATGGGTGGCAAATTGTTCTATGTTTTGCTTGGCTGTGATCTTCACATTATTCCAAGCCAACAAATTATAATCGCCACCAGCACGGTCATAAATGTCAAAGTTGGCTTGGCGAAATATTCTGTTTGCGCATATATCAAACATGTGACCATTACTCACACGGTGAGTTTCACCTTCACTTGTATGAAACATGCTGCCTTTACTGTACAAATTCATGGTGGCCACACTGCTTATTTTGGTATCGGCACCACTGCGCATGTTTAAATTGGAGCCAGCATTGATGTTCACATTAGCATCAGCATGTATGTTGAAGTCTCCTTTGCTTCTCATGCTGATGGCGCCTTCACCATAAACCTCTATGTTGCCAGAACCATGTAACTCTATTCTGCTTTTTCCTGTGCCTGTCATGATCACAATCACATCACGATCATTGTGCATGATGATCTGCTGATTGTTTTTGGTGGCCAGTCTGATCTGCGTGTCACCTGTTTGATCGCTCATGACCAATCTGTTTGAACCAGGGGTGCTTATACCATACACATCATAACTGTTGTGCAGTCCCCATGTGCTGGGACCCAACACAGGCAGGTTGGCTGTGCCTGAAGCTGTTTGTGCTGCTGCCACTTGGGGCATGGGTCCACCAGCAGGGGATGGTGGTGCTGGGGTGCTGGTGCCCACTGCGGGTTGCTTGACGGTGTCTTCGCCTTCTTTAGTATCAGTTGTAGGTTCAAAACGATACTGACTGCCACCTATGCCCTCTCCATAAGTTGCAGTTAAATTGGGATTGGCTACACCTGAACCTGGGCCAGGTGTTGTTGTGGGATTTTGGACTCCTGCTGTGGAATTTTGACCCAAGTTTGAAAGTGCTGTGGTGCGAGTGAGCCCAAACACACTGACTTCGCCTTTGCTGGGACTATTTCCTGGGGAGCTCACAGCACTTCTGCGTCTGGTGCTCTGATACAAGTTCGCAAACCAGATGCCTCTGTTAGGATCCCCATTTATGAACATGCACAGTACTTCATTGTCTATGTCCGGGGTGACAAATCTCATGCCATACGCTGTCTGTCCGCTGCTAGAATTAGGGGTCAGATTCCTCACTGGAGTAGCTCCACCAAAAGGTGTGGCATAGTCCACTATGATCCAATTTTCTCTACGATCAGGACCACATAGCTCTGGAATCCACACCAGCAGGCGATCCATGAAAGTTACGTCCTTATTATCCTTGACAAATCCGCAATAACATTTGTCCCATGTGGATCTTAATCCATCTACGTCCAGATTGTATTGTTTAGGTAGATGTGTACTCTGTTTGGATAATGTTACCATTTATGCTTCTCTATTCATGATTATCTGCCAGGTATGACTGCATTCCTGAGAGCTAAATTTTCTTGCCTTCTTGCTTCTAGATACGATGTGTGGACACCACCAATTCGTGTCTCTGCCTCTCGGGTAGTCAAACGATCTTCAGGACGCAGAGCACTAGGATCTCTAAGTCCACGTTCCCCGGATGGATCCACGCCGCTGTCAGGAGCTCTTCCTCTACCCCCCACAAAGTTCTCATTCCTTGTTTGTGCTAAAAGAGTCTCATTATCTGCGTTAATTTGTGCTTGACGACTGTTGGCACTTATGGAGGCACCGTTTGCTGAAGGGGATACTGAAACATCAGTTGCATCTTGGCTACGCTGTATGTTAGCAGGGCTGGCGTTAGGATTTTGTTTAGCAGTATTAGCTGGTGTTTGACCTGTAGAGTCTGCTTGTCCAGGCTGTGTTGTGGGCACTTGTTGAGGCTGAGTTGCATTCACCGCAGTTCTGTCTGCTGCTCTCAATTGATCCACATTGATTAGCACATCTCTAAAAGCTTTAAGCCTTTGAGTAAACTTTCCTGACTTAAATTCATGCATGCACTCTATTACAGTGTAAACACCGTAAAAGAATGTACTACCGTCATTAAGATCCATAAAGCCTGTATTTTCCTTGGGTGGTGATCCTGCTCTAAACTTTAACAGTATGTTGGCATCCTGATCATGTTTGTCCACCAAACCTGCTCTGCTGAAAGAGGTAGTGCCTGCGTTACCTGCTGTGGGCACGCCCAGCCTGTCTGGTAGGGAACCACCGGATCTTAATGTTTCCAGAAATCCCAATAACTCCTGTGTGCGTTCCAGATCTGTTATGCCCAACCAATAAGGATCTCCTCTTATTTCCAAATCAATTTCCAAAAGGTGTTGACCAGGCCTGTCATAAATTTGACTCAAGATGCTGGTCACCATGGGTCGTGTGCCTGCTGATTGTGTGGGAGTGCCGCCTTGCTCGTTACCTCCACCAGCCTCTATAACAGTGGATCTGGCAAAAGAGTTCTGGACGTCTCTGGGATCTGCATAATAACTTAACTCCAACATATTGTTTCTAATAGCTAGGTTGATGTCTTCCACAAACTCGCGGGTAGCAGCTCTGGCTGCGTTTTGTGTTGCCACACGTTGACTAATATCTCTTAATGTTGCGGCTTCTGCACCTGTGTTTGCTACACGTGCTAACAGTGTTCTCAATTGTTCATCAACTTCAAAGGGCACTATACTCTGCTTTGCTATTCTTTCCAATCTTTTTTCGGCTTCTGCTCTGGCAGTTAATAATCCAGATGCTCGTCTAGCCAGATCTTCTTCATCGTTATTTCTATCTGAATTCAAACTGCTTAATTGAGTGCTAATTGTTTGTAACTGCTGTGTGGCTTGTGTCTGTGCTTGTCCCAATTGGCCCACAGGAATTTCGCCAGTCAGATTGGGATCATTTGGACTAACCCTATTTGAACTAGCATAAGTCATGGGAGTGGTAACCTGCAACAGTGGCTGAGATATAATATGCATCTGATTAAACTTGATGTCACAAGTGATTATCTCTGTATTCAATCCTGTATAAAAGTAATCGTACCTTTTTTTCAGATTCTTTGCAACCTCTTGCATGCGACTCTGTTGCAGGTTGGGGTCTGATTGCACAGCCTGTCCATACTGACTAGTGGGCACAGGTCTGTTACTTCTTTTAAGTCTAATAAAGAAGGTAAACTCTCGCACATAATCATTAGTGAGCAGATCCCAACCCACATTTCTGGTCACACATTCAATCGCAGGTATTTTGATTAATCCTCCTTCGTCCATGTTCTGTATGAAAAAGTTTGGATTTTTCAAACTGGCTAACAGGTCATCCACTAGGGCGCTCACACTTATGCCTCTGCTCACCAAGATTTCTCCAGTTGAACTTTGTGGCACCGTAAAACTGTTCCTTCTGGAATTAGCTGTGGGCACAAAGTTAATTTCCTCTTTGGCTAGATCAGGTTCCACAATAAACTTGTATATCATTAAGGGTAGTTTATGACCAGTTATGTTCTTTTCTCTTAGCTCCACATACATGGTGCTAATTTTATCACCTAAATTTCTAAAAAAGGTACCCACTCTGTTGTCACCGTATGCAACTCCAAATTGGCGATCTGCCTCTGCGCCCGTAACTTCAATACGATGACTTTGAGGTAAAATCTGATAAGCGTCTCGAAAACCCAGATTGCCTTTCACACCCGCCTGTACGTCATATTTGGTGCCCACGTCTGTGAGCTGTGCATCAAATTCTGTTATTAATAACTGATATACTTTGGTAAGCTTTTGACTACCTGAGGGTGTGTATAGACTACCATCTTGCTTGATGTATCTGAATTCCATTTGTAGCAGAAAGGGTGCCAGTCTCCAATTGCGTACACCTAATGCCTGACTGGCCTGGAACATTTTGTCAGGCAGTGTGAGGCTGTAGGGCTCTGTGATCTGGATACGCAAGCCAGTGGTCATGTTGCTGCGGTTTCGGAAGTTGGCGCTGATAGCATCTGTGATTTCCACATCCCCTATAGCAAATCCTGTGGTTACACCAGTCTCAGCAATCACAATCTTTCTGATTTTGTTGGTCAAAAAGTTGTCCAACAAATTGGGATCTTCAGCATCCAGGTCATTTATCATGCACAACTTGAACACATATGCCACACGATCATATTGATTATGAGGATTGGGTTCAAATTCCAGTCTAAGCGAACCCAATTGCGCACTAGTAGTGGCTGCTCCTACAGGACCAGTAGGTCCGCCACCTGGAGTTAGGGGAGATGTTGCAGGGGTTTGATTAGCAGTTGCTGATGATGCTTGTTGTTGTACCGTTGCAGGCGTTGTGGCAGAACTACCTGTGGGGGTAGGACCTGCAGCCACATCAGGGATGGTGGGTACACTTGGTGGAGCAGCAGGTTCTGGAGGAGATACAGGTGACTCCGGCGGGGCTGGCTGAATGGGAGCAGTAGGTTCAGGCGGGGGTCCAGGCACAGGAGGAGGAGGCACAGGCACAGGCGGGGGCCCAGGCACAGGCGGGGGCCCAGGCACAGGTGGCTGAGGGGGTGGATTTGTTGGTATTCCAGGTGTTGGCACCACCACAGGGGCAGGTGGCTGAGTTGTTGGACTTTGGGGCGCAGCAGGTAATGCAACTGCGGAGGGGGCAGCAGGTGCACTGGGGATAGTCTGCACATGATGTTCCCCAGATTCTAAAATTTCATCTGCTTGTTGGGTAGTTGTAGTGTCTGCTCGTCTAGCACTCACAAAAACATCAATCATTGAAGAGGCTCTGTGCTCCCTGGTTACTCTTTCCAAGATAGCAGCTTCTGCAGGAGTGGGTGGCCGTTGCTGTTCACGTGCCAGTCTTTGTTGAATGGCTTCAGCAGCTATTCTTTGCCCATCCCCCGGTCTGTAACCTTGGCCACTCATTATAAGTATCCTTGCAATTGATCTTTACTTGCAAATCTGATTTCCATGCCTGGTATCAGATCATAGATGGGATCCTTGATTACATCTGGATTTAACATGGTAAACACCCACCACAATCTGGGAGTGCCATATAAATCTTGGCTGAGTAGATCTGGTCTGTGTTTGTATCTGTTTTCCAACACAAGTATGCCATCTGACAAACTTGGTGCTACGGATGGTGGATTCCAGATGTCCAAGTAAGTGCTGGTTTGTGGTGTTTGGTAATACGGTGAGGATTTGTTATAAGTGGCCCTCATCACACAAAGTCCTTCTGGTTACTAGCACCATTGATGTATGCAGGCAGGTTAAATCTCTTCCTAAGCTCATCTGGAGTGTGTTGTATGGTCATGTTACATGTAATTTTGAACATGCTGGGCAACCACACTGTATAGCTTTGTGGAGAGCTGGAAACTGTGCCTGGCACCGCAGCAATGGCAGCTCTTGCAGGTAACACAAGTCTTTGTATGGCAGGAGTACCTGGACCATCGTTAGATGCTGGCGCAGCTTCCTGTAACACTATCTCTGGTCTAGCTCTTAGACCAGGTGTGCCCGCTGACGTGGTCAGATTCACACCACTCACTGTGACCTGCACATAATCCACATCTTGGGGGAATTCCACGTTAAAATCTTTTACTATCACAGGCACATCCTTGAACATGAATGCACCATATGCATTAAACAACAACACAGGCGGTGGTGTACCTGCTTGTGGGTCTGTTTCCCCAAAGTTCATTTTGGCCATGGTTCTCAGAAAGTGGATGGCTGCAAGCGCATATGCACCTTCCTGTTGGTTCTGCACAGTAAACTCACCAGTAACTCCTATGTTAACGGCAGGAGTTCTACTATAGATATGAAAGTCTTGATTGGCATGGGTCACCTCAACTGATCCATATGTGATAGGATGCTGATAGCTGATGCTGGGAGTATATGGCCACACAAGACCACCACGTGACTTGAGTGGCAATAGCAAACCGTTACCATACACTCTGTTAGCGGCAGCAGCCTTGGGTCGTAAACTGACCATTCTATCTTCAGCGTTTTGATTTTTGTAGTTGGTGCCAGCAGTGGCACCCAGACCAAATCCACCAAATGAGGTGCGAGGCAGCACAGCATTGGCGATAGTACCCAATGCATTTCTGCCCAGTGCACCCCCAATATTTCCTGTATTAAATCCACCAAATCGTGGCATTAGCTTCACCCATGTGTTGAGATATTGTTAATATTTATGGGCACAATTTCACATGATTTTAAGTAAATATGAACATGAAATTAACAGAATTCACACACAATACACTCTTGCAAGAGGGTGGTAACATTTTTAAGACTCCCACAGGCACAAGTGCTACTACAAAGATTGACCGTGCAGACATTTTGCCCACACTTCGCATTTTGGAACCAGCATTGCAGATCCCCTTGGTAGTGAATGTGTTGGGTAGTGCAGGAAAGAAAGCTATAAGCGGGGACATTGACATAAGTGTGGATCCTGAGCAGATCACTAAAGACAAGCTGATCCACAAACTCACTCAGTGGGTGCATGATGTTTATCAAGTGGATGGTGCTGCATGGGTTAAAAAGAGTGGCATCAGTGTGCACTTCAAGATGCCCATTAGAAACGATCCTAAAAAGGGATTTTGTCAAATTGACTTTATGTTTCACGGTGGCGGAGATCCTGAAACTGAGTGGATGAAGTTCAGCATGTACAGCGCAGGAGACGCAAGTGCATACTCTGGTGCTGATCGCAACATGCTCATGAGTTCAATTGCCAAGGCACAAGGAGTCAAATACAGCTGGCAGAAAGGTCTCATACGCAGAGAAGATGAAAGTTTGATCAGCAGAGATCCTGATCAGATTGCTAAAAAATTGCTGGGACCTCAGTTTGACCATACCGCACTATTGAGTGTGGAAACCATTCAGCATGCACTTGATCAAAGACCAGAGATCAAAGTCAAGTTAGAGCAGCTGGCTCACTCGCTGGAACGGGATACCACACCTGAAGGTGTACAGATAAAACCTGGTCAAATGAGGGTCAACCAGGAAGAGGCTGATCGCATCCGTAGGTTGGTGCCTTAGTTGGTTTTGGCTGCATAATTAGGGTCAACAGCATCTGCCTCAATCCAGTCAAACACCAGGTCAAAGTCTGGCAACAATGTGGGCAAGGGTAGGTTTGCATGCCAGTTGTATGACACACTCACATGTGGAATATAATTGGCAAACTTGTGATTTATGCCAGAGCGGATCAAATGGGCATGCATACTCATGCACTGTGGGGAATCCAGTTTCAACACCAAGCTACTGTTGCCCAACACTTCCCAACTCACAGGCTTGGTGATCACATGTGTTTCTGTGTTGTTAAGTTTGAATAGATAGGGTTCTGGTCTCATGGTGCTGATCAAAGTCAAGTGCATGTGTTCCGGATTCATGCATGGTATGCCATGTTGTGCACACCATTCTGATAGCTTGTGAGCATGAGTTTGATTCATGTGTAACATGACTATGGTGCCCAAATCACTTCGTGTGGACTCTTGCATGGGGTTAAGCATCATGCCATTTCTAACTTGTGTGTATAAATCTTGAGCCAGCTCATCCGACAGACCCACTGCTGCTTTAAATTTACTAAAGTCCCCTTGTGTGGCCAACTTTCTGACCAAAGTCCCTGAAATACCTTGCACACCTTTGGCATTTGGATCTCTTTTACCAGCACTGACCATCTTCCAGGTCACAGGCTCTCTTTTATATTTGGTGCGAATGGCTTCACTGTTCCAACTAGTAAGCATTTTGGCAAATAATGGCACATCAGGTTCGCCAGCCACCATGGTGATGTCTCTGTAGCCTTGATTATACAACCAATCCATGGCCAACAAGGGTGTCTTAATAGATTCAAACTGTGCACCTGATGCTAGGTGACTGGCATATGCAGGTATTATGGACTTGACAAATTTCATCTTAGTGTGCCAATCTAGCGGATTCTCCACAGGCTCCTGCTTGTGACTTAAGAAAATCCAGTAATCATCATTACCTGCCTCGGCAGCCACCTTGTCCATGAGCTTTTTATGCCCTCTTGTGGGTGGGTTCATTCTACCAAATGCAAACACCACTCTGTGAGGAGAATGTGACTCTGCAGAATCTGCTGTTTGCTCAGTGAGGGTTGCATCCTTTTTCATGAACTGTGCACGGTTAACCAACTTGATGATGCCTTCAGGTGTCACACTCACAAAGCCTTCATGCCCAGGTACATCATGCAAATCAGCCTTCACTTTGTCACCCACAGTGGCATCCATCTGCTGCTTGAGATCCAGTTTGATATCCACCAACAGTTGCACCATTTGCCACACTGTGTTGTAGGCCACCACATGCTGTTCAATCCATGTTAGCATGTTTTCACGTGCCTTCTGGGTCACTTTGGCCTTTTCACTCATTATGTATTGGAAAAACTGTTCACTAGCATGGCTGAAATCTGTATCCCCTTCTCCCGCTTTGTGAGCCAAAAAGCTTTTCATCACCATGGGCAGACCTTTTATCTGCCTGTCGCTCAGGCTAACAGGATTTAGGAATTCATTAACCTGAGCACCTTTACTCTGTATCAACTGTTGTAGTTTTTTCTTTAAGCCTGCATCCAGCTCAAATGGTTGTGCAAACTGCATTTCATGTGGCACAACCACCACTTGGGTAGTGCTTTTGATGCCCAGTTCCCCAGGGTCTCGTAATGCTTGTGGCTCTGCATCTTGTGGTGAATCGTACATGCTGTGAAACACAATACCCACTTGGCTCATGCCAATCTGTTTACCCAAATCGCTTGACACAGGCACTTGATATTTGATCTTGTTGGGTTGGAACACATATGCACCATGTTGTTCCGGTGGTGTGTGAGTCCACAACAGATCACCTTGCACAAACCCCTTCAAACTGTGGGGTATAACCTGCTTGAGTAGGGGATACAGTTGTGCAATCTTATGGGCATATGACTGTCTGGCTGCTTTAGCTTGTGGAGTGTCCAGCTTGATCCTGCGATTCAGGATCATGCGAGCCAGATCTTGAGCATTTGTGGTCAAACCATCATACCCTTTTGCACTAAAGCCAGCTTTGTCAGTGAGCATGAATTCACCAGCTCGCCAGCCAGCCACAAGTGCGGGGCTGCCATCCCATTTTATACTCACTTGTTCAGGACGTTGTGCACTCAGCTCTAAGATCTTCAATGCTTGTTGAGCACCTTTAGCCCCTGCATCCCAGATTAGATCTTCTGGGTGCTCAATTCTGGCTTTAACTTCCAGCAGTAGTTCACGCGATTCAAACAAGTGCGATAATTTCATAAGATGGGTCCACAGAATTTTGATATGTGTATTATATTTAACTAATGCATGTGACCATTTTGACAATGAAAATTCCGGTACACACACTTGACTTAACTTTAACTAATAGCAGGCAAATGAGCATATCACCCGCACCCAAGATCAAATACCTCACCAATAAAGATTTGTTGGCCGCCATTCATGAGAGTAAAAACACATATTGTGAATTTGATCATGTGAAATTTAGTCGCTATGACCTGATAGTGAGCAGTCTGGAAGGTGTCACAACAGAAATGTTAGAGGCAGCCAGAGCCAAAAGACTGTCAGACACCCTGACTGAAGCCAAAAAGGACAAAAAGGCACCACCACCCAATTTGAGTGTGGATGACTTTCCCTTAGATGAGATTGTGGTACGTCGCATGACTTTTGAACACATACCATTCAATGTACTAAAATTTGACAAAGCAAAAACACCCAGTGAGCGTCATATCAGATGCCCATTTCCACCCTTCAAACATTATGTGTGCAGAAATGGTGCATGGACGTGTGTGGGACAAAGTCATTCCCGGAATGGTGAATTTTGTATCACACATGGCAAAGTGACCAACAGATTGGGGGCCATGTGGATGAAGTTGGTGGACAGATATGGTCATCGTGGTAACTGGAGAGGTTATTCCTATCTGGAAGAGATGAAAGCACAATCCTTGCTGCAATTAAGTCAAGTGGGTTTACAGTTTGATGAGAGTAAAAGTTTGAATCCATTCTCATATTATACAAGTGTGGTGAGCACTTCATTCCTCAAGATACTCACCACAGAAAAGAAAAGTCAAACTATCAGAGATGACTTGTTGATCATGCACAATCACATGCCCAGCCACACACGTCAAACTGAAGACTCCATGACCCAGAGGCAAACCATGGAGGGTCCTGGAGATACAGATCCCACATTACTGGGTGCCACACCCACAGGCGCATGACCATATCCTTATGATGTACCTGTTGATTTAACCCATGTGAGACCCTTATAATCACATATACTCAAGGGTGACTTCACAATCATGCAAATAACCACAAATGCTATCACAAACACTGTGCCAGCAATGGATCTTTCTCAAGTGGATCTAACCCACACTGTGGTGATGACCGATCTACATCTAGGTTTGAAAAACAATAGCAAGCAACACAACGAATGGTGTGTGCAATTCATTCAGTACATGATTGAACAAGCCCAAGCTGAAAACATTAAAACCTGTTTGTTTTTGGGCGATTGGAGCCATAATAGAAGTTCAGTGAGCGTGGTCACACTCAATTACAGCTTGCAATGCTTGCGAATGTTGAGTGAAGCTTTTGATAATGTGATCATGATCTTGGGCAATCATGATTTGTATTTCAGAGACAAGCTGGACATGCACTCTATTCCGTATGTGCAGGAATTTAACAACATTCACTTGATTACAGAAATCACCACACAAGGTGACTGTGTGTTTGTGCCCTGGCTGGTGGGTGATCAATGGAAGCAGATTCCCAAAATCAAGCAGCCATACATGTTGTGTCATGCAGAAATTGCACGCTTCAAGATGAACGCCATGGTGGAATTGCCTGATCATGGTGGGTTAAATTCGGATCACTTTAAAAATCAGGAACTTGTGATAAGCGGACATTTCCATAAGCGTCAACGCAAGGGCAAAGTGTTGTACATGGGTAATGCTTTTCCTCACAATTATTCAGATGTGCATGATGATGATCGTGGTTTCATGTTCTGGCAGCCTGGTTCAGAACCTGTGTTCCATGCATGGCCAGGAGCACCCAAATATCGCACATGGGAATTAAGCCAGGTACTCATGAATCCCACCACATATATTGATGATCACACATTTGTGAAGATCAATGTGGATGTCAACATGAATTATGAAGACTTAAACTTTGTTAAAGAGTTGTTTGAACAAGAACTTCAAGCCCTGGATGTCACATGGGTGCACGCAAAACAAGGTGCAGACACAGAGTTCACAGATGAGGACATACAGTTTGAAAGTGTGGACCAAATTGTACTGGATCACTTGAATGCCATTGAGAGTGTCACCATGGATCGCCAGCTATTAACCCAAATCTATCAGAGCATTTGAGCATGATCAACTTTAAATCCTTAACCATTAAGAACTTCCTTTCTGTAGGTGCAGTAACTCAGTCTGTGGATTTTACTAGCACAGGTATCACTCTTGTGTTAGGTGAAAACTTGGACCTGGGTGGTAACGGCTCACGTAATGGTGTGGGAAAAACTGTGATCTTTAATGCACTGTCGTATGCATTGTTTGGTCAAGCCATCACCAACATTAAGCGAGACAACCTGATCAACACCATCAACAAGAAAAACATGGTGGTGAGTGTGGAGTTTGATATCAATGGGCAGGTTTATCACATTGAGCGAGGCCGTAAGCCCAACTTTTTCAAGTATGTGGTGGGTGACAAAATGGTGGACACTCAAGGCGCAGATGAAGCACAGGGTGAGAACAAAGAGACACAAAAAGAAATCGACACAGTGTTGGGTCTTACTCACACCATGTTCAAGCATATTGTGTGTTTGAACACTTATACAGAACCATTTTTGCAAATGGGTTCCGGAAAACAACGAGAAATTATTGAAGAGCTGTTGGGAATCACATTACTCAGTCAGAAGGCAGAAAACCTCAAAGAGTTGATCAAAGTCACAAAGACCAAGATTGAACAAGAAGAGTTTCAGATTCACACCATCAAAAACAGCAACCAGCGTATCCAAAACACCATTCAAGACCTGGAAAAGAAGATCCTCACATGGGATAACAATCATGACACAGAGTTGTCTGGATTGATGCAAGCCATACAAGAATTGAGCAACTTGGATGTGGTTAACGAAATTTCAGCACACAAACAAAATCAACTCAGATCAGAAAAGCAAGCCCAAGCACAAATCTTGAAGAGAGAACTTGCAAGCAGGCAGACAGTGTTGACTCAGTTGGAAAAGAATCAAAATCGGCTATTGCGTGAATATGCACAATTGCAATCACACACATGCCCCATGTGTGGCAGTCACATGCATGATGCAAAACAGGACCAACTCACTTCACAGATGGAACAGGAGATCACACAACAAGATGCACAAATCCAGGAACTTGCGCCTCAAGTTGCAGAGTTTACTCATGCATTACAGGAACTCACCCAAGAGTTGACAGATCAGCCTGTACAAGACACTTGGTATCAAACACTGGAACAGGCATATGATCATCGCAACAGCTTGCAACAGTTGGAAAAAGAGGTCATCAAGCTCACACAGCAACTGAACCCGTATCAGGATCAAAAACAAAACCTCACAAACACCCTACAAGATATCACATATGATGAACTCAATCAGCTACAAACACTCAAGGACCATCAAGAATTTCTGCTCAGACTGTTGGTGAACAAAGACTCTTTTATACGCAAAAAGATTATTGATCAAAACTTGGCCTATCTGAATCACAGGCTCACAGAGTATCTGAATGTGTTAAGCATTCAACATGATGTTCAGTTTGTGAATGACCTGAGTGTGCAGATCAATTACATGGGTCAGGACATGGACTTTGCACAGTTGAGCAGAGGCGAGAGCACCAGAGTGATCCTGGCACTTTCATGGTCATTCAGAGACATCTGGGAAAACATGAACACCAGCTTGAACTTCATGGGTGTGGATGAGCTGATTGATGTGGGACTGGATGCCACAGGTGTGGAAAAGAGCATGGAAGTGCTCAAGACTTTTAGCAGAGATCGTCAAAAGCATGTGATGCTGATCAGTCATCGTGACGAGCTCTTGCCGCGTGTGGATCGCGTACTCACAGTGGTCAAGGAGGATTCATTTACCAGGCTGCAAACAGACTGGGAATCATGAATCTGACTGGGTGCGTTTGAGGATCTGTTGTTTGTTGTTTTCAAATAATGTTTCAAACTCACACCACACATATGAAAAATATCTGGTGTGATTGGCCACCTGTAAGGCAGGTAGCCATTTTGCATCAAAACATGCCCATGTGCCCTTGTGGTTGATTCGCACCACCACAAACCACATGTCACCTTCATCTACTGTGACCAATGTTTGTTTGATCCATGTGTCCAGTTGAAGAATGGGTGCATTACCACTCAGCTTCTCAAAGGGGAACGACTTATAAAACTTACTCTCAATCACCAGCTTGTGCATGTGACTGGGTGGAATAATGTCACTCTTGAAATAGTTGATCTGTTGGGCATCCATGCCACTCTTGCGATGAGCGTTTGACCCTCCCAGAAACGCACCTGAATAATTTATTGCTGCCGCCTATAAATACACCTAAATAAATGTTTAGGAGGTAGTAATGAATTATTCAAAGATATATAACAGGTTGATTGAATCTGCTCAAACCAGATTTGGTCCAGTATCATCATATACTGAAGTCCATCATATCCTTCCACGATGCATAGGTGGTAATGATAATGCATCCAACCTTGTGGTATTAACACCAGAAGAGCATTATGTGGCCCACCTGTTGTTAATGAAGATGCATCCAGATAATACAAAGCTTGTTTATGCTGCATTTATGATGACTGTAGGAAAACACAGAAATAATAAATTATACGGATGGTTGAAACGTAAGAGATTTGAAAATCCTATGCCACTCTCCACTAGACTCAAAATTAAGGAGAAGAGAGCTCTTCAAGTAATGAGTCCCAGGTCTGAGGAAACCAAACAAAAGATGAGGGGACCTAATCCAAAAAAGGCTAGGAAAGGTGAGCTCAATGGATTTTATGGCAAGAAGCACAGTGCGGAAACTTTGGCTATTCTAGCAGTCAAATGTCCTAACCCAGGTTTAAAAAGAGGACCAGATACCATTCAAAAACTAAAAGACTCGTTTACTGATGAGCGTAGAGCTGAGGCATCTCGACGTTTAACAGAAAGGAATAAAAACATAACTGAAGAGCACAGACAAGCTACCAGGAATTCAAATATTCGAAGAGGGATAGAGAAACAAAAGACTAAAATGCGTGCCAATCTGCCTCTATATAAGAGCATATTTGAAAACCTAACAGCTGGATATGAGGTTAAGCATATAGCAAAACACCTTGAAGTTGACTATGCATTAGTGTGGAATATTAAGACTAAATGGGAGTATTACTTGATAGCATTTAAGGAAGTTTGTGATGAACAGTAAAAATAAGGGGAATACTTACGAAAGAAAGATATCAAATTTACTCTCAGGTAGATTTAAAACCCTGTTAAACGAGGACAAAGGATTCAGACGCAATCCTGATAGTGGCAGCTATTTCGGAGGCAGCAATTCTACCAAATTGCAAACACATAATTTGGATTATGCAGTATTTGGCGATATAATTTGTCCCAAAAATTTCAAATTCACTATAGAGTGCAAGCACTATAAGTCCCCTCCATCATTTAAATCCATAGTCGAACAAAAAGTAACAAGTTGGGATGGATGGATTGATCAAGCACTACAGGACGCAGCTAGTGCTAAAAAACATCCTATGATACTGATCAAATACAACAATGTTGATGACTTTGTCATGCTACAAGAGCCATTGGCGACAGGAAACCTTATTCTAACATACAAAGGATTTCATTTGTATAAAATTGGGGAATTATTGGTACAACCGGACAGCTACTTTTTCGAATGAACTTGGCACCAAACAGTTCTGTGAGAAATTTGGCTATCTTGAGTTCGCCCATGTTACCTTTGCTCTTACCTTTTGAAGGCATGATGTGATGTACCTGTGTGAAATATATGGTGTCATAGTTATCTAATCGATTGACGCTGCATATGCGAATACCCTAGCATGATTCAGTAAGGACGTCACACATGCATTATAAACCCAGATTCAGAAACAGCAGCTTCACCGTGTGGGTGGAACCAGCAGATCAGCTACGCCTAAAACAATTCGCACAACATGAGCTGGTGTTTTACAACACCATAATTGAAGCCATGGAAAGTCGCACCAGGGCATTCAGCAAACAAGTTGCAGAAGCCACAGATGCACAAATACAGATCATGTGCGACTCTATGATCACAAAACAACTGCCGGCCTCAGGTGCTTTGCCAGACTGGATGCAATTTGTCACACAGCAAATTCTCAAGCCCAAGTTAGCAGTGCTGCCTGAATGCAAGCACATGATGACACGCAGCCTCATGCAGTTTTTTAGAGAACAAGCTGTCATCTTAAAAGATCCCATCAATAACGATAAATTGGAAATCAGCTACAAAGTGGCTCCCCAAAATCTCAGCAAACTGGATTCCACCACCAAGCGACATTTACAGATACCCAGATCTTGTGTGAGGGTACAATGGGATCCTGCACAGGAAGTCAGTTTGATTCACACACAATTGACCACCATGCCATTAAAAGTTCCCAATGTGAACCTTAATGAAAATGAGGGTTGGCATCTCATGGTGGTGCGCCAGGAACCAGGTCGGTATGTGCCACCTGACACGCCCTGGATGGTGGAATTCAAACAAACACACAATCAATACTTGATCAAACTCACGGACGCAGGATCAAACAGGCCCACCATGTGATCTGATCAGATCACAAACTCAGACCATACCAGCTCAGAATGGCAGTACACTGCCTGTGTCCGATCTCCGCGAAGGGAGGTAAACCACATGGAGGAAGTTGTTAGCTCACCTCCGCTGGACAAGCTAACAGAAAGGAAGAGACCTCTCACAGGCTGCTGTGATGTTTCTACATGTGATCGCCACAGCTCAAGGGTGGTCAACATGTGCAGGGGTCATTGACCCCTAACCGAGTAGGGTTGTGACGTAGTCACGTAATGCCCAGAAGCGAGCTTGTTGTGGGGGAATGTAGGTACTCTGCCCCCACGATCTATCTGGATCACAAGCGACTTGAGCTAGGCGGACACCTCATCGAAAGGCCGTTAAAAAACACTTCTCCCCTCACCGGGGAGAAGTGTGGCTCCGTCCTATCGAAATGGATTTACTTCTTAGGGGTTTTATATGCATCAGCTTGGGCCTGAAAATGAGTATTAATCTGTTCATTTAGATGCGTTAATTGTGCCATAGAAATCGAATACGCATCAATATATGATATGCCCCCATTCATGTAATAAACCACATGACATATATCTTGTTCTATTTGCTTTATTGCCCGCTCCATGTCTGAAAGTAATTTGGTTATGTCCTCTGCATTACCTGATAGGAGCGTTAGTCGAAAAAATTTGTTGGGTCAAAATCTAACTCCTGTTCCCATTCATTACTGCATGACTCACACAATAAGGTAGTTTTATTCATTATACCGCTGTTATTGATATCTTTTATTTTTGAACTAATTGCATCAGCTTCTCTTTTGGTTAAACTTAGCACAAATTCTTTTATGAATCCTTCCTCTTCCACGACTTGTCCACTGGATTGTATTTGTACAGACACCACACTCATGGTTACCAAATCCAGAAGTCTGGAACTTATCCTTTGCACAATTTTGGTTATTTCTATAGCCTGCTGTTCTGTGTCCAGATCTGTTTGACTATTCAGTACCTTACCTGCTTTGGACTCTTCAATTTCATTTAATAGACTTAAATGTCGCTGTTTGAAGTTAAATGGTCGCACTCTAACGACATATTCATCATTTATTAATACACTTGGGTCATTTTCTGTTTTTGTTTGGGTATCTAACATATCTGTTAAGTTGAACATAAAGCTCTGAGCTTTTTTACATGCTGGACATTCTCCTTCCCATTCCCACCGTGAACCATTTGTGGCTGCTCTGATAGCCACAAATAATGCATTAATGTCAGGTTCAACTAGCATGCTTGAATCAGTTATATCAGGTACGCAGCTTTGAATAATTTGAACCATGGTTTCCCCATTGAGTAGGGCATCAGGTGTTTTTAAAAGAATTTGATCTCTAACTGTGAGAGCATAAACGGCTACTTCTTTGTTAATACTGGTTTTAACTGAATCAGGGGGGTAGAATTGAAGCTGGCTGGGTAAGCTACAATAAAGCTTGGGTACTCTATGTTTGGCCATTAATGGGTTTTGCATGTGTTATCCTTCAATAAGCATTATTTAATACGTTTAAATACATGTGAATCTTTTTTAGAGAAGAAATATGGATACTATCAAAGTTGACAGGGACCAGAGTGATAGTTGGGCCCAAGAAAGAACCTTGAAAGACCTACTTAGGGCAGCAGAATCTAATAATAGCATATTAAAAGCAGTTGCAAAAGCTAGGAATATTGATTTAACTGGTATTGGGCAGTTAGACAGCGCCGCCAGCGGCGCTGCGAGTAGTGTAACCACTTTAGTGAGAGGTGTTGATCAAGGAACCAAGGCCGTAAGATCATACGAACAGGCTGTATATGATTTGCAACGTAAGACTGACAGATTTTCTAGAGGAATAGCAGACGGTGCTAGAGGTTTAAAACAGGCTCCCAATATAGCTGATGCTATCACTAATGCAGGCAGGGGAATAGCTAATTTTGGGGATACTTTGGCTGCCGTGGGGGGCAGAGGCAGAGGGGCTGGTCTTGCTAGAGGATTGGGTGCAGCCACAAGGATGGCAGGTGCATTAGCTATTACTAGCGGAGCAGTAATAGGCAGATTTATTGAAGCAGGCGATGTCTTCCGGGACATGATAGGTTCAGGTGTTATTTTTGATGGCACTATTAGTGGCATGATTCAATCTGTGCGTAGCACTGGTATGAGTTTGGAAAGTGCAGGACAGCTAATACAAAGTCATAGTGAAGCCATATTGATCACAGGGGAACAGAGATTTTTTAACACTGTGAATGCAATGCAGGGCACATTCAACAGAATGGGTTTAGATGCGACCAGAGGGGCTGAAGCTTTAGCAAATTTGACAGAAGAGCAACGACTGAGTGGTAGTTTATTCATGACTACTGAAGATCAACGTATTGCTGCCAACACTACCATGTTAAATCAAATGCAAGCTCAAGCCAGATTGACTGGTGTTAGCCTTAGGCGTCAGCAAACTGAGCAGCAAGCTTTGGCACGTAGAGAAAAGGTAAGGATACTGGAGGCTGGTATGAGTGGACCAGAACGTGATACGTTTATAGCCCAGCGATCAGCTTACTTGAATATGGGGATTAGTGCTGACATAATAGAAGAAGCATTTATTGAAGCCAGAACTGGAACTAGATCACAACAAGGAGGATTTGCTCAAAATATACTGGGTACAGAATATAACAGATTAATTCAACAAATTAGAACAGGAGAAGCTGCAGGTGGTTTGGATCAGCGTGAAGCTGTGGCAGCCGCGACTGAAAGGTTCAGGTCCCAAAATGAAACATTATTAACTCGTGGTCAAAGCCCCTTTGCTACATTTGGCAGATCTGCAGTGGTAGGCCTGATGGAAGCAGGCAGACCTCTCACGGGACCTCCAGGTCAGGAAGCAGAGACCCAAGCAAGACGAGACCAGTTTGTAAGAGCACTAGAGGGTCAAACCATGTTAGCAGACAGTACTGTGAAATTATATGAGATGCAGGATAGTGTTGGAAAAATTATGGGCAGAATAGAAGGTACTCTAGCTAAACTTGCAGAACCTGCTGTGGCGCTCTTTGCGACTAATATGGCTGCTGCGGCCACAAGAGTGGCAGACTTTTTAATGGGTCGGGAGGGTGTAACTTTAGATCAAATGCTAGTAAGTATGGGCATAGCTATGGGGGCAGAAGGTGCTAGGAATGCAGAAGTGGGTGCTGCCCTGATAGCTTTGGCAGGCGGTGGTATTTTAGCAAGTAGGCAGGCAGCTGGAGCAGGCGGTGGAGGTGGCGGTGGAGGTGGCGGTGGAGGTGGCGGGGGTGGTGGAGGAATACCACCTGTTGTAGCGGGTTTTGGTCGTGGAGTAGCTGGTGCAGTTGGTTCTGCAATAGGTATAGAACAGCTTGTAAGTGCGTATACCGCATGGACACAAGGAAACTATTTGGAAGCTGCTGGACATTTAGGAGTGGCTGCGGCAAGGAATTCACCTGCGGGAAGAGTATTGGGTATAGCAGATTTTTTAACGGAGTTGGCTACAGGTAGAGGTTTAGTTGCCAGAACAACAGGTATATTTGGGGGGGATGCTAGTGTACGAGGTCAAGAGGCTGCTACACAGGCAGCTGCGGCGGCGCAACTAAGTGCGCCTGGACGAACTCCTTTGCCTGCAATACCCCCAACAGGATCTTTGACACCAGAACAGAGAGTAGCCCTAGATGCTCAGATCCAAACTATTGTAACCCGGATAGGTGAGTTACAGGCTTCAGGGGCAGATGCTAGAAACCGAGAGCTATTAGAACTACAACGTGAAAGCAATGAACTTCAACGAAGATTATTAAATGAGATACGTGGTGTAAGAAATAATCAATAAATTTCATTCCAGTATATAACAACATGTAAATACCCTAGTAAACACACAGGATAACACACCCTCCCATGGCCTGGCGCAAATATTTCACCACAGTACCCAGTCAAGCTCAAATCAGCAGAAAACTGGAACAACATAACAGAGAAAACGGCAAGGCTGGCACCAGCCACAAGTTCAGCAGCTACCTGCCCGAAGTGTATGCGGGTGCACCCAACAGAATTGAACGTTATGTGCAATATGACCAGGCAGATCTGGACTCAGAAATCAACAGATCCTTGGACACCATTGCAGAATTCTGCACACAGAACGCAGATGACGATGCCCCCTCACCATTCAGATTGATCTATCGTGAAGATCTCACAGAAACAGAAAATGATCTGTTGCAGGACAGCCTCACACAATGGTGCAGAATTAACAGATTCAACCAACGCATTTTCCGCACCTTCAGAAACACCATCAAGTATGGTGATCAATTTTTCATAAGAGATCCTGAAACCTTTGAGCTGCTGTGGGTGGATGCAGCCAAGGTGGAAAAGATTGTGGTGAATGAAGCTGAGGGCAAGGCTGTGGAACAGTATGTGATCAAAGACCTAGACTTCAACTTGCAAAGTTTAACAGCCACCAATCCCATGGTGCATGACAATTATTCTTTCCCAGGTGGATATCCCAGATCAAGTAACCCATCAGCAGGTGCTGGCAACATCAATTATGGTCAGCCCACCACACCAGGTGGCCGCACCAGCCGTTTTTATAATCCCACCAACTCCATGGCTGTGGATGCCACCCATGTGGTGCATTTGAGTTTAAGCGAAGGCATGGATCATTATTGGCCCTTTGGTTTAAGCATTCTGGAAGCTGTGTATAAAACATACAAGCAGAAAGATTTGTTGGAAGACTGTATTCTGATTTATCGCATTGTGAGAGCACCAGAACGCCGTGTGTTTTACATTGACGTGGGTCAGCTACAGGGCCAGCGAGCCATGGCTTATGTGGAAAGAGTCAAGAACGAAATCTATCAGCGCCGTCTGCCCAACAGGTGTTTGGGTTTGGACACAAAGATTTATCTGCTAGACGGTAGACTGATACCACTCAGACAGATCATTCTGGAACATGAATCTGGTAAGACAAACTGGGTGTATAGCTGCTGTCCACAAACTGGTAACATAGTGCCAGGTCTGATCACCTGGGCAGGCGAGACACGCTCACAAACGCAGGTAGTCCGACTCACTCTGGATAATGGTCAAACCATAGTGTGCACTCCTGATCACAAGTTCCCCATACTGGGCAAGGGATTTGTGGAAGCTCAGAATCTACAACTGGGAGAAAGCTTCATACCTGCCTACTTCAGACAAGAGCATGTGACTCAGTCCAAACAGCCCAAAAACAAGTATGAACAAGTGTTTGATCCTGCCACCAAACAGTGGAAGTTTGTGCACAGAATGGTGGCTGAGTTCTTCCATGACTTTGAGGGAGATGCCAGACTGGTTCAAGAGCACACACATGTGGAGAAATATGCTAACCTGCCCAAACAAACTGTGCATCATAGAGACTTCAACCGATTCAACAATAATCCAGACAATCTTGCATGGATGAACAGCAAGGACCACATCTGCTATCATGCTGATCAAGGGCAAGCCTGGCAGCAGGCCTTCACACAGGCTAACCCTTGTACAACCAAAGTGAAGTTTGGTCCTGATCTGGTAAAAAACCTGCTCAAGCATGAAGGATTTCCCACATATGATGACTTCCTCCAGAAAGAGCCCCACTTGAATCACAAGCTTGTGAGCGTGGAATGGTTGGATACACCTTGTGACACAGGCACCATAACTGTGGACGGTGATGAGATCTGGCACAACTATCACACCTTTGCAATTGAAGGGGGCATCTTCACTAAAAACAGTGGGGGCGGAACCAGCATCATAGACACAGCCTACAACCCCATCAGCATCACAGAAGATTTCTTCTTGGCCACCAACACAGAACAGCGTGGCACCAGAATTGAAAGTTTGGCTGGGGGAGAGGCATTGGGCACCATAGATGACTTGAAATATTTCAACAACAAGCTCATGCGCGGCTTGGGCATTCCCAGTAGCTATCTGCCATCAGGGCCAGATGATGGCACAGCAGTGTACAATGATGGTAAAGTGGGTACTGCATTCATTCAGGAATATCGCTTCAACAAATACTGCCAACGTTTGCAAAACAGTGTGGTGCACATTTTTGATCGCGAATTCAAACTGTTCCTCAAACACAGAGGCATCACAGGCATCACAGCAGACATGTTTGAATTGGCATTCAATCCGCCGCAATCGTTCAGCGAATATCGCAAGATGGCCATAGATGCAGAACGTGCCAACTTGTTCAACACTGTGATGGGTGGAGATGCTGTCAAATACTTGAGTAAAAGATGGGCCATGGAAAAATATCTGGGACTTACTCCTGCTGATATTGTAGAAAATGAAAAACAATGGAAGGAAGAGAATGCCAAAAGAGTGCAGGACAAGACTGGCACCACTGTCATGGATGACAACATGATGGGATTGGGAGCAGTGGGGGTGAAGCCAAATCCCATGGTGGATCAGTTGCCTCCAGCTGAGATGCCAGGATTGCCACCACAAGCAGCTCCCTCCATGGAACCTGCTGCTGTGCCTCCTCCTGAAAATGCACCAGGTTTATAAACACACATGAAACCAGATAGATAAATAGCTGAACATGACATTCAACATACGCAAAAGCAATCAGGATCTGTTGGTTAGCATACCTGATGGAAAAAATGACACATCCAGATCCAGTTTAATCTTGTTTGGTAGAAATTTCGCATCATGGGGCACAGCCATCAATGAGAACATGGTGCACATCATGGAGCACTTTGCAAATCAAACTCCTCCACTGAACCCGCTTCGTGGACAGTTGTGGTATGACACCATAAACAAAGAAATGAAAGTTTATGAAGATGGGGTGTGGACACTGCTAAATGCAGCCAGTTTGCAAAACATTGCAGAGAGTGTGGTACCCAACAGACTGTATGTGAGTAAAAAAGGGTCAGATGGTAATTCAGGCCTATCCTGGTTTTCCGCAAAACGCACCATAAAGGCAGCATGCTCTGCTGCAGAACGTTTGATCACACTGGGTCAAATGGAAGATCAGCATGTGACCATTTTGGTGGCTAGTGGAGACTACACCGAGCAAAATCCTGTCACTGTGCCTGAAGGTGTAAGCATTATTGGTGACAATTTGAGATCAGTCACTGTGCGACCACAGAATGTCACCAGTGATGTATTCCTGCTGGAAAGCCAAACTTACATTTATGGACTGACTGTGAGAGATCACAGACTGCAACCATCTGCACTAGACATCACTCCCACTATTCCCAAGTACAATGCAGATAACAGTGGACAGAATCTGCCCAGAAACACCACGCAAACAGGATTTGCATTTGGTTTTAAGCCAGGTGCCCTGATCAGAGTGAGTCCTTATATCCAGAACTGTTCCAGTATATCAGGTGATCCTGGCACCAGCTCAGGTGCATTTCCAGGTGGCGGTGGAGTGTTGGTGAATGGTGATGTGATCAATTCAGCCAGCAGAATCCACTCCATTGTGGTGGATGCCTTCACACAGATCAATCTGGGTGGTATTGGAGTCAAAGTGGTGGGCCGAGGCTACATGCAGCTGGTGAGCTTCTTTGTGAACTTCTGCCAGTTTGGTTTGTTGTGTGTGGATGGTGGCCATGTGACTGCCCTAAACTCCAACTGTAGCTTTGGTAACTATTCACTCTGGAGCGAGGGATTCAGATATCTGCAAAACCCACCACAAGATGGTTTGCCAGGTGCCATCAATCAATCCTGGCCCAGTTCTGATTCTGATCTCAAGCCCGTTAATCAGATTCCCAATGGTAACACATTCGAATTCATAACTCCTGAAAATTATCAGGCACAGCCAGACCAGATTCCAGATCTCTCAGTGGAAGTGCTATTACCCAATGGTAATATAGACACGTCATACAGAATACAGTCTGTTGTAAAAGGCGTTTTGAATAACAGCGTGATAAAACTAAGGACTGCCCCTCCTGACGGAAGCGTGCTCACAATTCGCACCAAGTTTGGTAGCCTGATTGAAGCATCTGGTTACACCATGAGCTACACTGGTGCTGGATTGAACTACAGCAGATTAAGCCCCAGTCAGGATGGTGTGGGTAAGGCAGATCCCAACAAATACACCATCACCTTCCCAGACAATCCAGATGACCTTGTGAGACCCACATACAGTAGCGCCAGAATTTATCACACCACCACAGATGAAAGCGGTGACTTTTATGTGGGCGTTGTTACACCGGGTATTATTAATAACGACGGTTCGCAAAGAGCAGGCAGACCCTCATTCAGAATCAATCAACGCAAGGGAGCCATTGACGGTAGAGCCTTTTACCAAAGCATATTTGGTTTCATGGCCCCGTTTGTGCTAGCTCTGACCAGAAGAGGTAAATGACATGACACTTAACGCAGGAGCACACACATGGTAGCGCCCATATTCAGATTCAGAAATGTTAAAGTTAGATTGGACACCAACGCAGCCACATTCATTTATGGTGTGGTAGCATTAGCATTAGCACCTAATTCCACCTATCCAGACAGGGTCTTAGCATCAGATGTAGAACCAGCTGAGGTCAGCTCAGTTCTACTCACTGTGCAAGTGAGTAACAGAACCTCTGAAGTCATTATACCACCTGCTACAGCGGTTATTCCCACAACCATACCCATTAGTGCATACATTTACAAGGCTAACACTGCATCGTTTGTACTTGCTGATGCTAGGACATTGGTGGAAGATTATCCTCTGCTTGCAAAGAATGCATTTGACCCACTGAGTGGTAACTTGGTGATGGCAGACGGGGATCAGTTGTGGATTACTGCTGGTACTGCAAATGTTTGCGATGTGGTTGTGAGCATTCTGGAAATTGCCAACGCCACAGCTACCTAAAACGAGACAAATTGAATGGTGATATGAATGCCCAGGTTACTTGATACAAGACTGATAGGTCTAGACATTAGTGATGTCACTAGCAGAGAATATCCTCCTGCTATTCAGGGGCAGGTGCTCCAGGTAAAGTTGGATGCAAATGGCGAAAAAAGTATGGGTCTGGGGTCTGGCACAGACTACAATTATCTAAGCCTGGATGCAGAATCCGAAAGATCTGGCATCAGTCTACAACAGTTTTTGTGTACAGTTTGGCAGGATATAACTCCCAAAAACTCACTAAATGTCAATTTATTTGGCGCCATATATGGAACCACTTATGCTGCTGGTATATTTTATCTTGTGGGGGCAGATGGCACAACCCCAACTGCTAATGCCAAGATCATGTATGGTCGTGTGGATAACATAACTGGTTCACCCATTGTGGAAACGTCGTTTGAAAACATGGCTACCACGCCATTTAATGGTCCAGTGTATGGTGTCACTTATGGTGACGGTAAACTTTTGGCATGTGGTGCTAATGGCAAAATTGCGGTTCTGCGCACAACAGGATGGGAAGCCTGTAACATGCCAGATGGCTCTGAGCTATATTATATCTATCGTATAGCTTATGGGCATCGTAAAGGTTGGGTTGCTGTGGGAACTGCAACTTCTAACTCCTTTGGGGCAGGAATAACTCTGTATAGTCAGGATGGAGAAACATGGAGTATAGGCACCCCGGCATTGGGTGTAGGTGACGGCAATGCTATCTATGGTGTGGCTTACGGTGGGGCTATTGGTGAAGAAATGTTTGTAGCAGTAGGCGGCATTGTTACACCATCACCTACCACTCCCACCAACCATATTGCTTACAGCTATGACGGAATAAATTGGACTCTGAGTACCACACATTCATCCAGGTTGAGAAGGGCACATTATAGTGCATGCTTCGGTAATGGAAGATGGTTGGTGGGCACCCAAGGTCCACAAGTGGGAGGAGATCCCACAGTATCCAACATGATCACCAGCACAAGTGGTATCACATGGGAATCTGTGCCCATATCCAATAGTGGAACTGCAGACAACAGTATACAAACTGTATCTTACGGTAATGGTATGTTTATCTCAGGGGGCCCCTACATATATGGCAGCGTGAGTGGACTGGAAAGTGCAATCTTGTTTCAACCTGGGGTTGGGCTAGTAGCCACAGGCGCCTCTTGTTATGGCAATGGTATATTCCTTGTGGGCAGCAGAGACGGTAAGCTGGTGCGCAGCAGTGTGATAAATGAGATTGGTTTAGGTCCACCAGGTCCTCCGGGTAGAGACGGCACAAATGGTACCAACGGTACTCCCGGTACTCCCGGTACTACCTGGGCCAGGGCTTTCCCGACACAGACGGCCCGCAGGTCATCAAGGACGCGGCAATCGCAGCAATTACTGACGGTCGCGGTAATCAATACCCGCCCGTACA